CTGGCTACGGTGCCAAGATTGGTTCGTCTGGCAACGATGCCCAGATTGGTTCGTCCGGCAACGGTGCCAAGATTGGTTCGTCCGGCAACGGTGCCAAGATTGGTTCGTCCGGCTACGGTGCCAAGATTGACAGCACTGGCGAAGGCTGTGTCATCATGTGCGCAGGTATTAACTCTGTAGCAAAAGCCTCAAAAGGATCATGGATAACACTATCCGAATGGTCTTATTCGGATAAAAAGCAAAGATATATCCCCGTTTGCGTAAAAACGGAATTTGTTGACGGGGAGAAGATAAAGGCGGATACATATTACAAATTAGATGGAGGGGTATTTAAAGAAATGCAATAGCCCCAAGGCATTGCTTATCGGAGGATCGCATGAGAGACATACACATCAAAGGCCCCGACGGCGAACCGGAGTACGACGGGGAGGAAGACAACGAGGAATATGAGGAGAGCATGGAAGAGCTTAGGTTCCTGTTCGATTCTTATAATTGGTAAACCTGCCCTTACGAGGTGCAACCCCGACCCAGACCGGCAACCGATATCCTAGACAAGTGGTAGGCCATGACGATATCATTGGCCCGGTGGAAAGGGACACGGTAGTGAGGGCAGGGCGGCCGATGGTCTTAGTCCGGGTTCGACTCCCGGAGGCCTACAAAACACATAACTAATAAAAACAGGATTCATGAGACTTACAATCAAGGAATTATCCCTTGTCAATTTCAGGGGATTAACAATCAGCATTTCGTTCTCGGCAAACACGCTTATATTGGGAATGAACGGAATTGGTAAGACTAGGGTTAACGACGCTTTCCTTTGGCTTTTATTCGGCAAAGACACGCAAGGACGGCAAGACTACGAGATCAAGCCCCGGGATCAAGACATGAGAAACTCAAAGGTATCCGTGCGAGGAATGTTCGATCTTGACGGGCAAGAATTAACGCTCGAGCGTATCTACTCGGAGAAGTGGACAAAGAAAAAAGGATCGGAAGAGGCCGAGTTCTCCGGCAACGTCACCGAGTATTCTATCAACGGAGTGGCATGTAACGCCACGAACTTCAAGACCAAGATAAACTCCATCCTAGACGAGGACAGGTTCAAGCTTATCACTTCCTCCTCCTATTTCAACACCTTGAAATGGCAAGACAAGAGGAACCTTCTTATCCAAGCGGCCGGGGAGCCGAGCGAGGAAGAGATTATCGGGGACAACGAGGATTTCAAGAGGCTCCTATCCTATTGCACCGGCAAGACGATGGATGAGTACAGGAAAGAGATCGCCGCCAAGAAGAAGCCGATCAAGAAAGAGCTGGACGAGATCCCCGCCCGGATAGACGAGGCCAGACAAGGCATTATCGATAAGGACTGGACCGCCTTGGAAGGCATAATCAAGGATCGGGAAACCATGATCGAGAAACTGGATAGGAGGATAGCGGACGAGAACCTACGGGTGCAAGAGGAGAACAAGGATGTCAACTTCAAGATACAAGCCCTATATAATGAGATCGCTTCCTTGGAAAGAAGAAAGATGGATATCGAGAACCGATATAAGGCCTCCTATCAAAAGGAGTCCAACGATCTCGAATCCGAAAAAGAGAGGACGAGGAGAGAGATCGCCGGCATAGAGGACGAGATCAATCGACTCGCAAAGGGTATAACGGACAATGCCAAGGCCAAGGAAAGGGTATCCGACATATTGAGCAAATTGGGGGCGCAATACGAGGCGATCCTTTCCGGTAAGGTGGAAGGCGATGATCGCATATGCCCGACATGCGGACAGGAGTTCACGGAGAAATTCCTGCATGACCGCAAGGCCCACCTTTTGGAGGATATAAACAAGAAGGGAGAGGAAAACGATGCCCTTCTAAGGTCATATGACCAAATTATATCGGAGTACGAGAACAAGATAACCGCCCTTAATGCCAGACGCACGGAGCTATCCTCCAATCTTGATATTCTTGACAGGAGAGTCATCAAGCACTTCGTATCAGCCTATACGGAAGACGAGGAGCGTAAGGATGTCATCAAGGATATAGACCAGAAAAAAGAGGATATAGACCTATTATCCGGATCGGTGGTGACATCCAATGACCTGTCTCCCGTGAAAGACCAGATATCCAAGATCAGGAAAGAGATAGAGGAAATAAAGGGTGAGCTTTCCGGAAAGATACACTCCGACAAGGCCAAGGCCCGTGTGGATGAGCTGGAGACGAGGCAAAAGGATCTGGCCGTATCCTTGGCCCGGTACGAGAAAACAGAAATGATAGCGGACAGGTTCATACATAAGAAGATGGACATGATGGAGGAAAGGATCAACTCCTTATTCCGCATGGTCAAGTGGAAGATGTACGAGCCGCAAATAAACGGCGGCGAGAAGGAATGTTGCGAGTGCTATATAAATGGCGTTCCCTTCGGCGTGCAGAACACCGCCACCAAGGTAAACGCGGGATTGGACATAGCCTTGGCATTCTCTCGTATCTATGACGTTTACGCCCCGGTATTCCTTGATAACCGGGAGTCCGTCACGGAACTTATAGACACGGATACGCAAGTCGTATCGCTGATAGTATCACCGGAACATAAAGAATTGACAATTAAAAACAAGTAATATGAACACTCCCGTATTAGCGGCGCAACCGCAAAACATGGCGATCAATCTTTTCGATCCCGCACAATTCGAGACAATGCAAAGGATATGCAAGATGTACGTGAACTCCGATCTGGTACCCGAATCGTATAGGGTAACGGACAAGAGATCGGAGAGCAAGGCCGTGGCGAACTGCATGATAGCGGTAAGCATGGCGCAAAGGATGAACGCCGACCATATGATGGTCATGCAGAATCTCGATATCATACAAGGCCGTCCGTCATGGTCCGCAAAATTTCTCATCGCTACGGTCAACTCATGCGGGAGATTCTCCCCGTTAAGGTATAAGTTCACCAACCTAGGAAAGATCAAGAACGTGACGTATACCGACTATGAATGGAGGAACGGAAGGAAAGAGGCCGTGACAAAGACATTGAATATCGAGATCGACAATTGGGAATGTATAGCTTATTCCTCGGAGAAAGGCCGTGACGAGATATTGGAATCCACCCCTATCACCATGGAAATGGCAATAAAGGAAGGCTGGTATACCAAGTCGGGATCTAAATGGCAGACAATGCCTAGGCTGATGCTCCAATACCGGGCGGCTTCCTTCTGGCAAAGGGCGTACGCTCCGGAGATCAGCATGGGAATGATCACGCAGGAGGAGGCACGTGATATAGAGGACGTGGATTACATTGAGATCAATCCGGAAGACAAGCTGAAGGAGGAACTGGAAAAGGCTAACAAGGAAGAGTTCAAGTGCCAGCAAGAAGCGAAAGCGGCGAGCGATCCTTCTCCCGTCATGGAAGATCAACCCAATCCCGGCAATCCCGAGCCTCCCAAAACGCAAGCATTTAATAACGCCTCCCAAGGCAAGCCAAACTGGATGAGAAGATGAGACTATACGTAGCGGGCAGTTCCTCCTCGGGGAACTGCTACCTATTATATGATGAGAGGGAGATTCTGATACTGGAATGCGGCATACCTTTCAAGAACATCAACGGCCTCCCGTTCTTCGATCTGGAGAAGGTCGTTGGATGCGTGATATCGCATGAGCACGGCGATCACGCCGGAAGGATGAACGAGTTCCTTGATTACGGGGTAGATTGTTTAGCGTCCTCCGGCACGATAAGCTCGTTATCTTTTACGAGCAAGCGCCTGCCATTGATGATCGAGGAAGGCGTTACCGTAATGGCCGGGGCCTTCTCCATAGTCCCTTTCAAGATAGCCCATGATGCCAATGAGCCTCTGGGTTTTCTCATAGACCATCCGGATACGGGGCCTATCCTGTTCGCCACGGACACGTACATGCTCTATTATCGGTTCCCGAATCTCAGGCACGTCATGATCGAGTGCAATTACGACAGGTCTATCCTAGACCGGAACGTAGCGGAAGGGAGGATAAACAAGTCCAGACGAGACCGGACATTGCTATCCCATATGGAACTAGGGACATGCGTGACAACCTTAGAGGCTAACGACCTCTCGGGGGTTGACAACATAATCCTGCTCCATTTGTCCGATGACAATAGTGACGAGGTCTTATTCAAGGAGAAAGTAAGCGAGGCTACCCAACGACCGACTTTCGTGGCGACACCGGGCTTGGACATAAACCTTACACGACCATGGTCAAGATAGAGAAAACTGGGACGGACACGGATTTGACGGAGTTCCTTTGTGAACTGGCCGGATATCCACCCGGTACTTACCAAGTTACGATATATCCCGTCGGAGATCTAAGATCCAGCGAGCAAAACAGGTATCTGTGGGGAGTGGTCTACCCTCTCTTGCTCGAGGGACTCAAAGATATAGGCTACGCTTATACGACTACCCAAGAAGTCCACGAGTTTTGCAAGAGGACGTTTTCTGATAGATACGTGAATTACCATTCCGGAGAGATCATAGACATCCCCGACTCCACCAAGGAAATGGACAGGAAGACTTTCGCCACATATTTACAGGTAATCAGGGAATGGTCGCTTAATTATATAGGTATTGAGATTCCAGACCCACAATACAAGAATAATGAAAGAACTGATATTATGCCTCAATGAGGCTTGCTCTAAAAAGCATTACCTCTGTCATCAACGGCAGAAGCATTGGACATACCCGTCTAAAAAAGATGGGGAAACTGTAAGGCCTGAATCGGTCTTATTTGTGGGAAACACCCCTTGTAAGGGGTATGTACCACAATACGAAAGAAAGAAATATGGTATTAATTATTAATAAGTTATGACAAATTGGTTTGAATGTAAGGTCTCTTACGAGAAAATGCTGGAAAATGGCACGCAGAAAAAAGTAACCGAGCCTTACTTGGTAGACGCCCTGTCTTTTACGGAGGCGGAAGCTCGCATTACCGAGGAGATCCGCCCCTTCATCACGGGTGAGTTCACGGTAACAGACATCAAACGAGCTCGTTTATCCGAATTATTCTTCAACGAGAATGGTGACCGGTTCTATAAGATCAAGGTTTATTTTATCACGTTGGACGAGAAGAGCGGAGCGGAAAAGAAAACCGCCGCTACCATGTTAGCCCAAGCCTCTAATCTAAAAGAGGCCATAACCGTGCTAGAAGAAGGCATGAAGGGGACAATGGCGGATTACACCATAGCCTCTGTCACGGAGACAATGATCATGGACGTGTTCCCGTTCAACGCAGATGTCAATAAGAGAATTGTTGACATTGATAAAAAAGAGATAGAGAAATCATTATCCGACTCCTCTAAGTCAATCGAGGATAAGATGAGAGAGTGCAAGGATATCATAACCCGTGATCCCAAGGAAGGGGACGGGGATCTTATAACTAGGACGCAATCCTTCATCCGGCAAAAGGCCGGGCATGACAAGAGCAAGTTCAAGGATGCCGCAATAGAGATCGCCTTGCTCCAGAAATCGCCGGAGTCCCAAGTATGGTTCATGGGATGCGGTCAACTCTTAATTGAAGAGCTAGAAGTTTAATAAATAAAAAGATCATGAAGAAATTTATCAACAAACACTGGATATTGATATTGGCCATAGCCTTTATTCCGGTAGGGAACAGAGTTTTTAACCATGTTGACGCATGGCTAGGAATAGTCATTATGTTAACTAGTTCATTATTTATAATTTACAAACTATTTAATTTTATCAAGAATGAAAAGGACAAGTTTTAAGTTTTTTACTATAGCGATAATCGCTATGGTATTTTTATCCTCTTGTGAACGTGTAGCACCTAATTACGCTGGGGTATTGATGGAAAATTATGGGAAACAAGGGAAGGAGGATTTCAAGGTCGTATCGGGTAGGGTTTCAACTTGGGAATGGGGCACGGAATTATTTCAAGTCCCGCTATTCGACCAACGAGGCGAGTTCGGAAGCCCTGTCACGTTAAAAGCCGCAGACAATACGGAGTTTAACGCACGCCCCACTTACTCCTACAAGGTTATCAAAAACAGGGCAATAGACGTTGTTTTCGATAACAAGCACATAGACAAGGCCGATACGGAATCAGGCAAAGACGGTTTCATGCAATCATTGGAGGATAACATACTAGAACCTCGCATCTATGACCTGATCAAGGAGGAAAGCCGTAAACATAAGACCGATAGCTTAATGGCAGATGGAGGTTCGCTTCTTTTTGAGAAGCGCCTTGAGCAGATCGTAGATAAGGAATTCGAGAAAAGAGGCCTTCAATTACTCACATTCTCAGCACAATTAGAATTTTCTAAGGCGGTACGAGAGAAGATCGATAGTCGGAATGAAGTTAACACCAATATTTCGGTTTTAGACCAGCAGATTGCGGAGCAACGGAAACGTAACGAGTTGGAGCAATTGAAAACGGAACAAGCGTTAATCACCTCGAGAGGATTGACTAAAGAAATTCTTTATAAGCAGTTTATCGACAAATGGGATGGTCGTACCCCCATTTATGGAGCGATACCCGATTTAATAAAGATTCAGAACTAAGGATATTAATATTAGAGTGTGTTTTTCATGGTATTAGATTTGGGTTAGAATGATTATCCCCGCCGTCCGTGAGGATATGCGGGGATTTCGGGCGGTAAGTATTCCGGGATGAAACGTTACGGAGTGCGCATGACGTAAAGAGGCCGGTTCGATCCCGGCACCGTCCACGAATAACAAACATCTAATTATGGAAACAATACAGAATTTAGATCACTTGACAATGGCCATGTACCTTATCACCGCAATACTCGGACTTATAGCAGTGATCTTGGCCATATTCTTACTAATAAACGATAAAGAAAGGAGGAATCCATGGGAAAGAAAAGATACGAATTAGTGATAGCCGTTGACCCGGACATAGATAAATCCGGCGTATGCGTACTGTCTCCTTCAACGAGACAGCTAATTCTAAAGAGCCTCCCCTTCCCTGTCTTAGTTGATTTTATCAAGGAGGCGAGAGAGAGGTACAAGGGGGTAGACATAGTGGTCATTGTCGAGGCCGGATGGCTTAACGAAAAAAGCAACTTCCATAAGGCTAGGGGTAAATCCGGCGAGAGGATAGCCAAGTATGTAGGTCGTAACCAGCAAACCGGGATATTGCTTCTCCAGATGTGCGAGCACATAGGTATTCCCTGCGAAGAGGTAAAGCCTTTGACCAAGCATTGGAAAGGGGACGAGGGCAAGATAACCCATGAGGAACTCTCCTACATAGTCGGTCCCTTGCCTAAGAGAACGAACCAAGACCAACGTGACGCTACGATTCTGGCTTGGTGGTACGCCGATCTACCAATAAAAATAAAGACTTGGTGATATGGCGAAGAAGAAAGACGAGCAAGAAAAGGTGAAATGTGGCGATTGCGCCAACGGACATCCTCACAAGGGGCTATGCGTTTGGTGCATCATACATGACGCTGGACGGGTAGCTAACTCCACGAGATTTTGTAACACTTTTAAAAAGAGATAACATGGATATAAAGAAAATGTCAAACAGGGATCTCAAATATGGCATAGACCGATGCAACGCAAGGTTGGCCGGGATAATGCCAATGGGATACATGGACAAGGAACGATGCCTTCAGGCGTTGGAGCAATATAAGGAGGAATTGTATAATAGAGGAATAATATATTAAACACTAGAACATGGCATATAGATATACAGATACGAACAAATGGACGGATAACTGGTTCTGCGACCTGAAAGCGACTAGTAAGCTTCTATTCTTGTACTTGTGCGACCTTTGCGACCTAGCTGGCTTCATGGAAATAAACGAGAAGAAGATCAGCTTTGATCTAGTACTAGGTAAGCAAGAAGTTGAAAGAGGCCTAAGGGAGCTTGAAGGACGATTACTTTATTCGGTGGACGGTAAGTATATTTATATACGTAATTTCATCAAGCACCAAAAGAACCTTCCCTTGAATTCTAAGAACGCTGCGCATAGAGGTATAATAAGAAGATTAGAGGAAATGAAGCAATTGTTTGGTTTCCAATCAATTGAAGATTTCTTTAAAAAGCCCCTTGGTAGCCCCTTAGTAGCCCCTTCAAAGGGGCTTGATAGCCCCTATGGTATAGGTATAGGTAATATAGATAGTAATAGAGTTAAGGATAATATAGGGGGTATGGGGGAAAAAGAAGGAGAAGAGGAAGAGGAAGATGAAAATACGGATAATTGGAGAGAAAGCTTCGATGTGTACTGCGATCGGTTGAGAGAAGCCTATGAATCCTTATCTAACGATGACGAGTTCATAGCTCAACGCCAAAGTCTGCATCCGGGCATAGACATCCGATTGTCGCTAAAGAAAGCGTATTTAGACTACTGGAGCACCGAATTAGGATGGAAGAAGAAAAAAAGCTCGAAAAGCTCTAATATAGACTGGAAAAGGACGTTCATAAACGCCTTGGATCTTCCTTCTAACCAAGTAAAAAAAGCTAGAGGTAAAGTGGATCTCAAATCTCTAACATCAATAAGGCAAACTAATCTATACTCATATCTGGAAAAGGAGGCTCCTCTGATACTAGAGATGCCCATATTCCCTTCAGACGAGGAGATAGAGATCCTAAACCGTATGAACAGGAAGCAATTAACGGAAATAGTCAAGAAAATTAACAATGACGATCGCCTCATAAAGTTCAAGAATAGCATTTTTGAGACGATAATGGAGGTAAAGAAAAAAGATTATGGAAATTAACAGGGTAGTCCCCCACGATACGGAGGCCGAGAAAGTCGTGCTGGGGACGATAATGACGGAAAGAAACGCATTGAATGAGGTAAGGGATATATTATCCCCTTCTTGTTTCTATGATCCTTTCCATAGGGCCATGTTCGAGGCTATATCCAACATAGACGGCAGAGGAGATAGACCGGACATGATAGCCGTAGCCAACGAGATGATGAAAATAGACCCTTCCACGGACATGCTAAGGTTAAGCCAAGTATCCACATGCATGACATTCGACATCTACCAGCATGCCGCCCTACTGCATGACAAGGAGAAGAGAAGGAGATTTATCGATATCGGAGAGGAGTTGATATCAAGGGCTTACTCCGAGTCGGACGATATCGTTGACACGTTATCGGATACAGAGGACAAGCTCAAGGGGCTTTTCCAGACATCGAAAGACAGCGTATTTACCCTTAGGGAAGCGATCAAGGAGGTATCAAGGCAAATGGCGCTTAACGCATCCGATGACAAGCAGCTAACAGGAACGCCTACCGGATTCCATGAAATAGACAAGCGTAGCGGGGGATTACAGAGATCAGATCTCATAATCATAGCGGCAGATACGTCTTCTGGAAAAACATCCCTAGCGGTAGCCTTATCGTTATCCGCCGCCAAGAATGGTGATGGGATAGCGTTCTACTCTATGGAAATGAAAAAAGAGCAGATAGCGGCTAGGATGATATCCATGGAGTCAGGGATACCCGCCAACGAGATCATGTATTCAAGACTCTTGCCCGAGCAATTCAACCGTATCGACATGGGAATAGGAAAGATCTACGATAAGCCTGTTTATTTTGACGACAGGAGCACTTCCAATATCGACACGATACTTTCATCCATCCGTACGATGAAACTCAAATACGGCATATCTGGGGCGATAGTGGATTACCTGCAAATATTGTCCGTGAATATGAGAGGTAGCAATACCGAGCAACAAATGGGTGAGGCCGCTCGTAGGTTGAAGAATCTGGCCAAGGAACTAGACATATGGATCATCGCCTTGTCCCAGCTAAACAGGGACCAAATGAATCCGGCCCCCTCATTGGCAAGATTAAGGGCCAGCGGACAAATAGCGGAGGCCGCCGATGTTGTCATGCTGATCTATAGGCCTGAGCTTTATGGGAAATATTATCCTGAGCCTTTCCAGAATTATCCCGTGGGCGGAACAGCCATGATAGATATAGCGAAAGGAAGAAATATCGGATTAGCCAAGTTTATCGTGAAATTTGAAGCAAAGACCACTCACTTTATGGAATATGATGATAGCGGGTTCACTATAAGCCAAGAAGTATCACAAGAAGAACCATTTTAAAAACAAATCATGGAAATAATCAACAGACTGAAGAACACCCCTACCGGTTTGATCGTGTTGGTAGGAGACATGAAAATTATCGTGGAAAAGTACAGGCCGTATTATAACGGTCAGAACAAGATCCCGTGCAGGGGATGCGTCTTCCGGGACGAGGGAGCGAGATTCTGCGAGTACAGCAAGGCTTGCATGGCCCATCTGAGGCCGGATCATGAAAGCGTAGTTTTTGCTAAAACGAGAGAGACATGACACATGGATCATTGAATAATAAACATATTTACCAATGGAGATATTAAGGTGTAAGGTATGCGGCAAACCATACAAGGCTTACATTAGCAATTCTAAATATTGCTCAATTGGTTGCAAGGCTAAATCTCAAACTTATCGCATTGATTTTCAAAAGATAGTAGAGATGTATGAAAGAGGAATGACGCAAACAGAAATAGCTAATGAGCTTGGCACTACTCAAAAAGTTATCTACAATTCATTTCGAAGGAATGGATATAAATGTAGAAAAGCTGCGAAAAGGAATCAGTTAGGAAAGAACAATAATTCATGGGTTGGAGATAATGCAACATACGCAACATTCCATAAAAGAGTAGAATCGTTGTATGGCAGGCCAATACATTGCGAGGTGTGTGGAACAGTAGACCCTTCTAAAAGATATGAATGGGCCAATGTTACCGGAGATTACGCTGATGTAGAACATGGATATAGGAGAATGTGCTGTAGCTGCCATAGAAAATTTGACAAATCAAAAGAAGGAGTAAAGAATAATGTTAAACGAAAAAAATAAGAAAGGAATATTTGCCAGAGAAGGAGGCCGGTTAACTCACGGATCTCTGTTCTCTGGCATTTAGGTTGGCGGTTTTGACCTTGCCGCCGAATGGATGGGATGGGAAAACCTATTCCATTGCGAGATAAATGACTTTTGTAGGGAGTTTCTAACTAAAAGATTCAAGGGAGTAAGCTATAATGACATCACGACGACAGATTTCTCTATTTGGAGAGGACGAGTGGACATCCTTACAGGAGGATTCCCATGCCAAGACGCAAGTAAGGCAAAACAATTCGGGGAAGGACAGCTCGGGCTTGGGGGTGAGCGAACGGGACTTTGATAGACAAGATAAGCGGTAAGGGAGCGTGGGAATCGAATCCATATGTTATAGTTTACGAGTTTGAATTAATTAATAAACAATCATGAATCAAATTTGCACGAATAAAGAACAATCATCCCGGCTATTAGAGGCCGGGGTGAGACCGGAGACGGCGGACATGGTTTTACTATATGTTGACGATGAAAGCAATATAGCGCCATGGGAGGATATCCGTAAAGACGAAAAAGGAAAGTTTTTCTATGATGTATATGGAGAGACATACACTTTGACAGAAAGTGTACTTCTTAGAGATAGCTCTGATTACGATCATTCATATCAAGACGATTGTCCCGCTTGGTCTCTATCCAAGATGATAGACATGCTTCCTGCCACGATTTCACAACGCAACCGACCCAATTTAAGTTTGGAAATCACAAAAGATAGCGTGTATTGGTTCATCCAATACACAGAACTGGGATACGACTGCAAGCATGAGGTTATGAAAAAGAATGTCTTAGATGCTGTTGTGAATATGATTGAATGGCTTATCAAGGAAGGATACCTTGACAAGAAATTCCTAACAGATAAATGCGGCGATTGCCGACTTATCGAGGATGAAGACGCAAACGGAGAGGCTTGGTGCTCCTTCCATAAAAAGCCGGTAAGGTGCGATAGTAGAGCTTGTGAGGATATTTTAGAGAAAGGAGGATCAAATGCGTGAGATTAAATTCAGAGCGAAGCGTATTGATAATAATAAATGGGCGTATGGTGGATTGGTTCAAGCCGACGACTATTGCATTATAGACCAGCAGAATGAACTGTATGTTGATAGAGAGTATAATTTTAGAGGTGATACTCACTTCTTTCAATTGTCTGGAGTTATGTGCGATAAAACAACTATAGGCCAGTTCACAGGCCTAAAAGACAAGAACGTAAAGGAGATATACGAGGGGGATTTAATAAAAGCTCCAAGCGGACGTATTTATGCCGTTATTTTCTCAACATGGAAACATGCAGAGAAAAGAGAGTTCCCAAAAGTGATTGATATGTATGAACATACAGGATGGTGCATATCCCTAGATGGGGTTAATCCATGTGAACTGCTAGACTCAGAGGTGTGCCAAGGAAGTGTTATAGGCTCAGTGTATGACAATCCCGAACTACTGAAAGGAGGTAACCATGATCACACGTGATGATTTACAATTAAGGATATTGTCCTGTATGTCTATGGAAGGTAGTGGAATCGTTAAGTACAGGGATGACGTTAACAAGATTTCCGCTGTTACTATCACCCCAAGAAAAGACGAGCTATCATACGGCAAGCCAAAAACGACATACTACATCGATAACGTGGAAAAGGAATTTACAGACCTCGATGAACTCATAGACTTCTATAACGAGAAATTTAGGTTTGAGGAAGAAAATCCGGATCAAGAAGTAACATTTGTAAAAGTTATAAAAAGGAGAAATAAATATAAGCAAGATTGATTTCAACGCACTCCGTGACCGTGCGTACAAATGCGCATGCGAGCACGGGTTTCATGACACGGAGTTGAGCAATGGACATCTTCTGATGCTAGTGATAACAGAGCTTTCTGAGGCCGTGGAAGCGGACAGGAAAGGTCTATACGCAAGAAGGAAGGTTTTTGAGGATTGGATAATCTTAATGGATGATCCTAAAACAAAAGATGAAGAATTTATATATGCCTTCAAAAGCAATATTAAAGATACCGTTGAAGATGAGCTTAGTGATGCCTGCATCCGCTTGCTGGATCTCGCAGGATCGTTAGATATCAGCCTTGAAGATATCTACGATTTCATAAAAGAGCCGGAATATAAAGACTGGGATGATGCTTTAAAGGAAATGTCTTTTACTGAGAGGATGTTCTTTTTAACATCTATCCTAACCAACGATGGGGATATAGCGGAAGTAATCAAGGCTTCGATCGTAGTTATATTTCTTAACGCAGATTTACTGTATATAGATCTCCTATGGCACATCGAGCAGAAAATGAAATACAACGAATTAAGGGAGAATAAACATGGAAAGAAATATTGATATGGGACAGACGGTAGAAGAAGCGGCTCATCTCTTCGCTGAAAGCAGGAGTAGCGGTAGTGCATTCCCTGCGTATTATCAGGGATTTATTGCAGGTGCCGAATGGCAGGCAAAGCAATTCCCGTGGATAAGCACAAAAGATAAGTTACCTGATGATGAAGATCTGGTAATAACTGGCTGCTGGTGTACTGATTATTTTAAATACTTACAACAGGGTTGGTATTGCAGAGAATGTAATGAATGGTATGATACTAATGGTGATAAAATTTGTGTTACCCATTGGATGCCTATACTCGATCTGAGGAATAGTATTAACCGAGCCTTCCCTTGAAGGCTCATAATTAAAAAAATATATGAAAGCTAGAGAATTAGAAAAAAACTCACCATCGTTAGATCAGATATATAATATTATAAAAGAAGCGAATAAACGAAACGAGTATAAAATATTTTTCCCGCATTGGGTATACTTCTCAGATGAGTGCAAACTTGAACTCATGAGACAAGGATTCAAAGTATATCAAGGAGAATGGCTACGTGGGGATTATGGATTAATAATAGAATGGTAACAAATAATAAATAAATCATGAAGAATGAATATTTCAATATGATATGCCAGAAATCTACAGAAGGGAAAATGATAATAATGGCCGTTGTTCCGGATAATCTTCTGGGTGAAGGATTGCCTTCCATTTTTGAAGTTCAAGCAGTAAAGCTGGTTCCAACAATTTACACCGGGACCTATCCTACAATCAAGGTTATCTCTGAGACAATCAAAGATAGATCGGATTTGCAAGGTGAAGGTATTAATGGTATAGTCTCCGGAGAAAATTGGTATAATGTATCAAAAGAGGATAAGAATACTTACGGAATTAACATCTAAGAAAATATGAATGATTATAAAGATAAATATGGATATTCAAATCGGAGGAAAATAGAAGTTCCCCAAAGAGAGTTTACCATTCGAGGACATAAGGTGTCTGACATTAAGAGAGAAGATATTGAAAATTTCTGTAAAGCAAGAGCTATTCCACCTGAATGGTTGGTGAGTGAGCTTATCAAAGAAATTGATTAACGTAAAACTAATAAAAACTGAATCATGTTGCAAAGCAAAATAGATAAGGCCATTGAAACCCTACAGAAGTATGAAAAACTTGCTTTGAAATACTCTCCAAGCGGTTTTCATGTGGCTTTTTCCGGAGGCAAAGACTCACAGGTAATCTATGAGCTTTGCCGGATGGCTGGAGTGAAGTTCAATGCCTATTTCTACAAAACGTCTGTAGACCCGATGGAAGTACTTCGGTTTATCCGGTCAAACTATCCCGATGTGACTTGGCTGTATCCGAAAAAAACGATGTTTCAGCTTATTCTTAAAAAGAAGATGTTACCCCTCCGGAATCGTCGATACTGTTGTGAAGTAATCAAAGAACGAAGAGGATTGAATGAACTTGTAGTAATCGGTATAAGGAAAGAAGAAAGCGCACGCCGGGCAAAACGTAAAGAGTTTACTTCCGATTGCAAGCTGGGATGCGATAAACCTTTACTTTCTATCATTCTCGACTGGACAACTTCGGAAGTTTTCGAGTTTCTGAAAATGAGAAATATTCCCGTTTGTCCTCTTTACAAAATCATGGATAGAATAGGTTGTATTGGTTGCCCTATGAATAGTAAAGGCCAACGTTCAGAATTTCGAATGTATCCACTACACCGTCGAGCATATATCAATACAATAGAAAAGCTACGGACTTTATACGGAAAGTACTTAGAGTTCGACTCTGCCGAAGATGCCTTTAATTGGTGGTGTTCCGGAGTAAGCAAAGCCATCTATTTGGCTAATAAAAAACAATTAGAAATTCAATTTTAAGAAGATATGAACATGAAAAAGAAAAAAGTTACAATGCTAGCGATTGAACATTCAAAAAAGGTGTGTGATCCACAGCCAGAATCAATAGACCGGATGGATGTCAGAAGGTTGGTTATGGATGCTTATAGGATCGGTTATAATAAGGCTCATTCCGAGCATGTAAAGTGTATGAGCGATATTGTAAATATGAACTTGTCTGATATAGATTTTCCCGTGTTTACTCATACCAAAGAATTTAGAAATCACTTCGACTTCATAATGATGAAAATTAAGGAACACTTTAACGGAGAAAGATCCGCTATTGTCGATAAAAATACTTGATGAGCCAATCAAATCGAGGAATAAGTAAACTATAATATGTCATGAAGTTAGGCAAGCAAACGATAGTGTTCTTGGCCGTAAACAAGAATGGTGACGAGGTTATCCTTGATAACTTCCCCGTGCGGCAAGGAGAGGTATGGACGGACGAGAGATCGGCGCATGACGAGGAATATTTTTCCGTCGAGGATCACAACTCGGCGATCGTACTTCCAAAAGGCAGTATTTATAAATTAACAAATAAATACTTAACGTGGGAAGACGATCCCATATCTCTTAAATCCGTCATTGAGATAGACTCATTATAACAGGCACATCAAGGCCATCTAAATGCAATAGGTTTTGATCAATATGTCAAAACCTATTACTTATATCATATAATTTTATCGCAAAAAATGGAACAGCAAGATATTTCATTATCCTATGGGATACACCGTTCTCCATCTATTGGAAACGAGGGGGAATTATCAGAATGCGTGAATCTGATACCAAAGAATGGCGAACTGGTGAATATACAGCCTCCAAAAGAACTAGGCATAACCCTTCCGGAAGGATCGATACTTATGTACGTGCATCGGACAAAGGATCTCCTTCACTATATCTTTTTCCAGACGAATGTTTTACGCTATGCGGATACGGACGGAACGACCCATCTTATAGGGGCGAACCAATATGACAAAATTCCCAAAGCTATCACGTCCATAGGAAACACCTTGATTGTAATAAGCGAAGATCCTATAAGATATTTACTTTGGGATGGAGAGTTTTATAAGGAATTAGGAGATAAGCCCCCCTTCCCTATCCTGTCATTCGGATTGGTAGGATCATTGGATAAGACCGAACAATTGTCCGTATCCGTTGATCCGCCCTATGATGGAGCCTTTACGGAAGATCAACTATCAACTATCAGTAATTCCGTGATGGGATATGTCTCAAAATTTATCAGGGAGAGAAGTGTAGATCGAGGCATGTTTATATATCCGTTCTTTATTCGTTACGCTTATAGACTATATGACGGAACGTCTTACATGCAATCAGCCCCGATACTGATGATACCATCGTCCGGAGTAACTCCTCACGTTCCATTTACTATTGACGTGGACACAGAGGATTTTGACGCAAAGATCATTGTAAACTTCATTATATCCTCAGTGGTATGCTCCATTAATTACAAAGTCAGCGGAATGGGGAATCAAAGGGAATGGTGGAAGGACATAGTTAAAAGCCTTGATATATTCATAACGCCGCCAATATACACCTTTGATTATTATGGGGAGATTAATAGGGCACAAAAAATATCAGACGATAACGGTTTCGGGGTGTACTCTATAGGTGGAGGATATTACAACAGGCATACATTCGAGGAAGCCTTGTCCATAGCCCTGCCGGGATCAGGTTATACCGATCAACTCGTCTTACCCGGAAAGGCCATGGATAATAAGGTGCCGGATAATTCATTGTTTTACAAAGTAGCAAGCATAGCGTATGAGGACTTTTGCGGTTATAACGGGGGTGAAAGACGTTCTCTCACTTTAGAAGATAATGTGCTGGAATCGTTGCAAAATCGAGAGCAGCTTGTTGACGCGGACGGGTACCAGAATTTAGATTGGCTAATACCTGATTATTCCTATACTTATAACCAGCGGTTAAATATAGCTAATATAAAAAGGATACTATTTGATGGTTATCCTCCGGAGTCCATGGTAACGTACAACGACGGTAGCAGCACGTTGAGCATAAAGGTTTTCATAAGAGAAGGAGAAAAGGATATCGTCGTTCAAACATCCTCCTCATATAACCTTGGTATCAATTTGCATTACCTATATTACCCCAACGCTAACGCATACAAGATGGTGATAACACGGAATTCGGACGGATACCAAGCGATCGTTACCCTCTCTCCACATAACACGTTGAACGGGGCTTACTATTTCGACTCATACGCCCCGATCATATTTAAACCGGGCAGCGATAGCACACCAATATCAACGGACAAGTCGGTCAATATGCCAAACAAGATATATACGTCCGAGGTCAATAACCCGTTTTATTTCCCGTTGGCGGGAATAAACACGGTGGGAACCGGTGAGATCGTAGGTATCCGATCCACCACGAAAGCGCTGTCCCAAGGGCAATTCGGGCAGTTTCCCTTATACGCTTTCTCTTCCGATGGGATATGGGCCTTGCAATTATCGGACGCGGGATTGTATTCCTCCATCCAACCTATAAGCAGGGATGTTTGCAATAATCCGGATAGTATCACGCAACTGGATTCCTCGATAGTATTCAGTACCGAGCGTGGCCTTAAATTATTGCAAGGCTCCGATATCAGCCTTTTATCGTCATCGTTGGAAGGAGTAAATATTGATGAGACATTCTTTAATGTCAACCCGGATTTTAGCGATCTGTTCATCCCGGACACGGAAACTTTCGTAGAGACATTGCGAACTTGTAAGATTGCCTATGATTATACGAATTCCCTATTGCATATTTATCCCAAAGGGACTAGAAAGCATTATGTATATTCTTTGGACACCGGGGAATTCTCCACTTTCGTAGGGGAAGAGGTCAAGGCCATGGCGCAAGATTATCCAAGCTCGGTGGTGCAAATAGGTAACGCCTTGTACTCACTGGAAAAATATGTCTCGGAAGATACCAGAAAAGGAATAGCGATCACACGTGCCTTGACGTTAGGAGATCCTTTCTCTTTTAAGGTACTAGTCGATCTTAGGACGTTGGGTTTACGAAAGGATGAGTCCTCAAAAATCAAGATAGCGGTATTCGTAAGCGCAGATAGGAAAAATTGGTCTCGGCTTAAATCTCTTAGGCAAAGGGCTTTTAAATACTATCGGTTCGTTTATTTCTCAAACCTATATGATTTAGATACATTATCAGGGACAAGGATATTGTTCGAGACTAGGAGAAATAATAAACTTAGGTAAAAAATTACAGTATTCATTGCCATAATTTAAAAAAGTCATATATTTGTAACTGCAAATTTCGTAATATTTACGTAAATTTTCACAGTTAAGGTTATAAGGATAGTGGGTGCGTGAGCATACGCTATCCTATTTTATTTTATAGAGATCACTTTTTATTCCCGTTTTTATAACTGGCCGCTACCTTCAATAACTCAATAGCGGAATTAGTGTTTTTAGCGTCCTCGAACTTTATAGAGGATACCTTTGGTACCACGAACTCACTAGCCTTTAAATAAACAGCGCATTTATCCTTATCCTTTAGCTTGAGGAAAGCTTTCTTGAACTCTTCCTGATTGTCGATTACGAAATCACGGAAAAAATTCTTTATCTCCGTGTTCTTATTCCGGGTTCCCTTCTCCCTTCCTCCCATCTTCATGTGACCATTCTCAAAACCTTTTCCCATGATCTATAATCTGAAATAAACATCCTTAACCTGTGTCTCCCTTGCCTCGTTTATGATATTTCTTCTATCCACCTCCTTTTGAGAGGCGTACATCTGTACCCTAGATGGATCTACCATCCTATACCAAAAAGATAATACGCTATCAACCACGAAACGGTGGATATAAACGGCCAATCTCCTCGGATCCCCACGCCATCCTCTTTCCATCACCAAGTTTATGATCCATTCCCTATCATCCTTCACCTCGTCCGTTACGGCGCGGCTCTGAACCCAAGGTGAAAACGCCCGTAAATGGCCGGTAGCCTCCGACAACGCGTCATTCACTTGACGAAACATCCAATCCGCCGTTTCCTCTGAGGTCTCCAGCCCAGCTCTTTCCTTTCCGGGAAGGCCCGATACATCCCCAACCTTCCATGTCTCGAAATCCACGTCATACTCAATCTCGCACCTCAATAGCGTTATCGTTAACTCAAATCCACGCATATCGACACGTGGCTGTATGATTTTCCTGTCTCTCATATTTCTCCTGTTTCTATAATGACATCATCAACAATGACATCATCGATATCCTTAAACGGCTTCCTCTTGCACTTTCGAGGAGCTTTCCTTGAATAGGCGGTTTCCTCTATCATGGACGCTATACCCTTTAACTCCTCCTCTAGCTTTCCGGCTAGTTCCTCAAAGTAAATCAGGCACCAATTCCAAAGGACGAACCACACCACGTATTTATGGACCAAGGTCGCCAATGACTCACTATCATATCCTCCACGACGATCCTTCATGCGCAACACCCAATTCTCGGCATCGGTATCCAATGAGTCATCCGAATCGCCGGGCATATCCTCCAAGATACCGGACAAGGAAACCTTTAAGGTCGCCACCGCCTCCTCTATCTTGCGTCTTATAAAAGTATCATCGGCCTCGTTATCATCGGACTGCGAGGAGAATCTTTTACCGGGATCCTCCTTTCTCATATCTCCCAGCCTCCACGTCCACTGGTCTATGTCATGCTTTAAATATGTCCAACCTAGATTTATGTCCATATCATGCTTTTTTTAATAGCGGGGGATTCTTCCTGTATATGTTCTTCACGCACATGACGGACATATCCTCCCACAAAGATTTATAAACCCCTATCCTATCAGGCTTCCGATCAGAAAGCCAACTCATCATGGAATAACCAACCAGAGCGTCCAACAGGTTCTCGTCCAGTTTCCTGTTGACGTTCCAACGTGTATCCTCCGTCCTGACCTCCCATACGAACCCTTCTTCCGAGTAAGCGGAAGAGGTTATGATTTTGGACATGCCTTCCTCCAACGACCTTGCCGCTTGTTCCAGATATGTCCTTATAAGAGGTCTATCCTGTTCCGTTATCTTTATCTTTAGATATAGGCTTTCCCCGCTATCCCCGACGAGATCACGTCCCTCGAAGCTGGATAGCATCTCGCATTTATTTATCGCCTTTATATATTCAAACTCATATGTCATTTGTGATCCTTTTCTGGCAAAAATAGGGCTTTAGGTATGATTATTTTGTTATTTTGGTTATTCTGACAAAACCAAGTGCTTTTATTCGATTTATTTGCGATTAAAAAGATCAATCATGAAACGACTTATTCCTAAATCACGGTTTTCCCGACGCCCCACGACGGTTGATAGCGTCAAGCACCGCGTCAAGATATCAGGCACGGACAAGACCAACATACCTTTACTGTCTAGGTGCCAAAACGCTTGGGAAAACCTTAGCGATTTCAGGGCCACCCGTCTTCGTAATTTCCGTTACGTGTTCGGTGACCAATGGGGTGATATCGTGGTGGACAAGGACGGGAAAAGAACGAAGGAACGCGATAGGATAGCGAGGCGTACGGGAGGGGTCGCTTTGCAGAACAATCATCTTTTCAAGATCGTAAATACATTGGCGGGGTTATACGCAAAGACCGCTACCCTTCCCGTATGTTTCGCCCGGCAGAAAGACGCGGATACCAAGTCACAGATGATGACGGACGCTTTACAGACCAACTGGGAAAATAACCTTATGAAAGATGTCCTCACCTCTGAGATGATAGAGTTTATTTGCGGTGGATGCGCCGTGGTAACGGAAGAATGGTCTAGCCATGACGATATAGAGGACAGCTACACCTACGTGGTCAACCCTTCCTATTTCTTCTATGAGTCGAAAGCCAATGATCCAAGGCACTGGGATGATTCCTTGATCGGGGAGATCCGTGACTATACATTAGGCGAGCTAGCCTCGGTATTAGCGGAGTCCGAGTATGATTACAGGCAATTAGAGGAGATTTACTCACCTTGGCTCAATCGTATGGAAAATCTGGGAACCCAGCAGACCGATCGTTTCATGGACGAGTCTTTCGACACGCCTCCCGCCGCCGACCTGTGCCGGACCTACCATGTTTGGACATTGGAGAACAAGCCTAGATACCGTTGCGTGGATATCATGGACACCGATGATCCTATATACAGGATAGAGCTTAGCGATCTTCCTGTTATCAAGAGAGAGAATGAGGATCGTATGCGTATGGGAATGTCACAGGGATTACCTCCGGAAGAGATCCCATTGATAGAATACACCTATATAATAGATCAATATTGGCATTTCCAAATGCTATCACCGGACGGACGTGTACTTACCGAGTATGACACGCCTTATGAATATAAGTCTCACCCCTATATTTACAAGCTACACTATTTGGTGAATGGACGGACAGTTCCTTTTATTTCCGTTATCATAGATCAGCAACGATACATCAACCGGCTGATCATGCTTAACGACTTGGCTATCCAATCAGCGGTAAAGGGAGTAAAGATGATCCCTAAAGACTCCGTTCCGGACGGGATGTCCAATCGTGAGTTCGCCGAGCAATTCGTTGAGATCGGATCATTTATTTTTTATGAGCCGTCCAAGAGCGGGAACAAACCGGAAGTCATAACATCGAACTCTACCAATATCGGTACCACGGAGCTATTGCAATTACAATTGAGTTTCATAAACGATATAACGTCCGTGTCGGAAGCCTTGCAAGGGAAAACCCCGTCGGGATCAACAGCGGCAAGCAGATATGCCATGGAAACACAGAACTCCACTACATCTATCGCTACGTTGCTAACCAAGTTCTCCACGTTCGAGGCCGAGATCGCTCGCAAGAAGATGAAAACGATCCATCAATACTATCAATCCCCAAGGAACATATCGATGGAGAGATCAGCGGGTTATGCCACTTATAATGAGTATGACCCGAAGACAGTCCAAGATATAGATTTCAAGGTCAACATCAAGGAATCCGCTGAATCTCCGGTAGCGAGAATGATGTTAAACGACTTGGTGAAGGAATTATGGATGGCCGGAGCCATTTCCGCGGAGCAAATGTTATCACTATCATATTACCCCGGATCAGACCAGATACTTCAGTCCATTCAATCCAACAAACAAGCGGTTGAGCAAGGTGGAAATATCCAAGGTATCCCATCGGATCAAATGAACGCGATCAACGGACAGGTTGATCAAGACACGCTCAATAAGGCACGACAAGCCCTGATGTCAGCATAGAGGATAAAGTATAATGTCACTTTCTTTTCCCTTCTATGCTCATCAGGTACCTTATCCTAGCCTTAATCTCATGAAAGTTTATAGGCTCGAACGACAACGATTCTATAAGGCGGTCTATCTCCCGTCTTACAGAATCGTTTCTTTTCTTGTTATGTGATCGTGGCCTAATCATCCATGGCACACATATAAATCCAAACCTTGCCTTCAGGAGCGTCATCGTCAAGGAAATAGAAATTTATAGCGTCCTCGATGATTTTCTTTTCAGCGTCATGGTCAAACCATTCCGTGAATTTAATCTCCTTGTCATGCCAGTTCGCGTTAAGAGCAACGTACACGTCCCATATGTTGGTATTTCCCGGTATGCTCATGCCTTTTATAGCGGTAGCCACCTGCTCCATATTCCAGTGCTCGCCTTTATGCTCTCCCGCCTTGCCTTTATGACGCATTGCCGCCACGTCCATCCTAGCAAAGCACTCATTATAATGAGGCCCACAAAAAACCTCATGTAAATCACGCATAGTCTCGTCATACGCTTCCGGGTCTTTCTCCCTTAACTTTTCCATAGCCTCCTCCATCACGTCTATGGAGGCCCACATCTTCTTCTCGGAGCCTAGTCCCTTGGCTTGGTACTCCCTTATCTGTTCCTTGTATCTCATATCTCATATTATTATTCGGTAAATATTGATTTCAACTCCAAAAAATCCGCTTCCGTTATACGGATAGCGTTCGTTTCGCCTAGGATAAAATTCATAAGAGCATTATCCGGAAGTTCCACCAATATAGATCCCTCCCCTATCGTACCCTTCAAGAATCCTTGCTCAAACTTGTAAGGTTTCATGCTCTTGAATACGTTCATAGCGTCATCGAATAACTCTTCCTTATCATAATTGCCGTTCTCGTCAGCCACGAACATCATGAAACCCTCCACCTTCTCAGTGATCTCCTTGTCCTTTTGCACGAGGATGTTGTGGACACCTCTTTTCAGATACTTGCCAAGGGGCTTGAAAGCCGTGTTACCGGAGACGAAAGAGTCAACCCTTTCCTCCGCCCATATCTCCACCGAGTTAATTAGCCTGCTTTTTAGCTCTATAGCTTGTTGCTTTAGTTCCATATGACTCTTTCTTTAATTGTTCCACTTCCTCTCTCAAGGTATTGATAGCATACCCTTGTCTCTTGACCTTATCGATCAATTCGATAAGCATACCTTCCTCACGTGTCATTTTTTACCTCCTTTTCCGCTATTCTTCAATTTAAGGAAGTCGGCGTATGGCATATCGGCGTATTTGGCCGTGTACTCAGCGAACAACGCCATGTTCTTGTTAACCTCCTCTGAGGCCGATTTCTTTATCTTTTTGGCCATTCCCAACAATTCCTCCAAGGCGGCCTTGCCATCCTTGCTCTCCTCCACCAACGGACGCATGACGCGCATGTATTCACGGTTAAGGATAGCCATTACCTTCTGGTAGGACTGTTGATACTCCGGATTGTTATTGACCATTTCGAACTCGCTATCCGACATCTCGCTAACGAGCTTATCTATCTCGTCCCACACCGGATTACGGCTTTGGGCCTGTTGCGCAGAAGGGTTAAGCATACGTTGCTTCTGAATCTCCATCTGTTGCTGCGCTTGCTGGAGACGCTGAATGTTTGCTTCTATCTCGCTTATATTCGGATTATAAGGGTTGCTACCTAATACAGGGTCACTCCCCCCTAAAAAAACATTTGTCTGCATGATAATACTGTTAGTGGTTAAAAAAAGGAAAGCGGCAAGCGCCCCCTAGGGAGCACAAGCCACTAACTTTACCTTAAGCCGTAGGTGCCGGAGCGGATGCCGGGCATGAGCACGGATTGTAGCTAGGATAGCCTGTTACCGTAGGGGTATTTGGCAATACCAATTCTCCCGTGATCATACGGCTGGTTCTACGATCGGTGTAATTGACACTAGCCGTGAACGCCTTCTCGATCTCGCATTGAAGCAACTTGTCTTGGTAAGGACGAATCGCCGAACCTACAGCCACCTGACACCTCAATTCATCGATCTGAGCCTTCAAGACATCGAACTGGTCTCTTTGGTTCTTGTATAGACCAAAATCAGCGTCTACCTGTGACTTGTACAATCCGAAATCAGCGTCTACCTGTGACTTCCACAAGGCGAATTTCTCGGCGATATCCGTCTGGCGGTGATCGTAATCGGCTTGCATACCTGAGACTTTCAATCCCCACATTGCGTTTGTAAGCGATAACGCCTCCTCACAGCCCTTTTCCCAAGCCATGAACGCAGTCGGAGCGCCTACCCCGGAACCACCACCGCCTCCTGTGGTCGTGTTGATGTTAACGTTCTCCGGCATACCGGCTCCCCAGCCACCGCCGAACAAGCCGCCACGGTTACGTGACACCGCCCAAGCTCCAAGAGCCGTACCAATGATACCCAATGTCAAGCCGGCGTTACCCACGCCCTTGCTTGCGTAATCCTTGTGCTCATCCTCATGGACGATCTCTTTCTCCTTAATAATTTTCTCTGCTTCCATATATCATGAATTTTATGGTTATTCCGGGTTATCCCGGACACCACAAAAATCCAGAGAAGTCCATACCATGGGAAATATCTTGTTCCTAGCTTATTCCTTATTCATTCCTAGTTTGTTCCTGACCTCCCGGTCAAGCATATGTATCATCCAATTACGCCTTATCCTATCTGGGAAATCATTCTTGATCCTATTAACGCCCCGTCTGGTAAGCCCTGTAAGATCGGCCACAACTTTCTCCGAGTACCCCTTATCCAAGAGTATTATAATGAGGATACCACGGGCGTTAACGCATTCCTCACGGTTAAATGACATCATGTCTACGGGATCAACCCCGCATACCTCACCAGCGATACAAATCACTCGCTTGTAAAACTCCTCGACCTTGTTCATATTCATATTTTAATTGAACATTAATAAAGCCACGCATGTTATATCAAGGAAGCCCCGAAAAACACACATGGCTTGGCTATGTTTTCCTTCGTCCGGGTCGAATCAGAGAAGGAATAGGGGCTTTACCCCGCACGCATTCATAAATAAATATTAAGCTCGCTTGATCGTGAGATTCGGTGGGCTTAACCTTTTTCACCAAATCCTATAGAACCCGCCTATCCCGACATAGGGAGACAACCCGTGTTTACCGATCCCATAACCGGCTATCGCTCCGATTCCCCATCTACGTGGGGTGATCGTCTTGGTTATATACTCAGTCCTTCTATAAACCTCGATGTAATCAAGATTAGGCTTATAGCCGGATATTGACAGCCGGTAATCATCCGTCTTGTACTCCTTTTGAGTTATCGGCACCGGGACATATATAGGTTCCTTAATCGTGTCACCGTCTAATGTAATGTAGACAGGAAAAGGCTCTGGTATCGTCTGCACCAATGTCTCGTAAACAGGATACGGGATACTGTCATGGATCGTGTCGGTTATTAATACGGTATCGGATTTAGACACGACTTTATCAGTCACATCCCCCCGGATATGGTAGCCAGCCGTGAAACTGGCTACCAAGCACACTAGTATTAATATTGCTTGCCACGGTTTCATTTTGCGATTCCCTCAATACGGATGCGCTCAATAAGGATTTGCCTATAAGCTTCCATCGCTCCGAATTGTGCACGTAGCAATACTTGCTTTTGCGTTGACAATCCTTTGAACATATCCGTACCAAAAAACTTACCTAGCTTTTCTTGTTTATCGGATAATTCGGACAATTCTATTTGGAGACGATTCATAAACGTATCACAGATCTTATAAGCCTTCTCGAATGGCTCTGCTGGACTCCATGACTCGTAACCGTCTTGATACTTCACATGATATCCAGCATTTGACTTCTCGCTTTCGTTAGGTACTCTTCCCGCTTTAAGCAATCCTTTCTCAAAAGCTTCGCCCATTGTCATAGGTTCTGCTTCAATCTGTTTTGTTCCAATATATTTTTTCATCTTATTTTACGCTTACCTTTACAGCGTTAGGTCTTATATTTTTAAAGTAGATTCCATCCTGCGATAACGTCCGACATTTCAGCCTCTCTCCCATTCTCAACCTTGCTCATCCCGGCCACGATCCGGATCATCTGCTCACGATCGTTGATGTTGATAGGATCATCAGCCGGGATACCGGCGTAATCGGATACGGCCTTAATGTAAGAATCCGTATCGTTCTCGTTTTCCGGTGCCCAGCGACCGATCATCTTGCAGATCGTTTCCAACTTATAGTTGTTATAATAGTTACGCAAGATCCGGAATATGGCACGGTAGCCATACGCCATCGTCTCGAACTGCTTAAACGACTTGTCCTGGCTCGGACGTATCTCACCTTGGAACAAGTCTCTGTTGATCCGGATGTTTCCCGGGTTGTTGTTTCTAAAACCTCTAGGTATTTTTTTCTCTGCCATTGTTATTTGATTTTATTGCTATATTTGTGACGCTTTGTTAACCTTGCTATCCTCCCTTGCGAAAGACAGGAAGCTAAAATTTATTCGGCTCCCCTATCCTTTTGGATTTGGGGAGCCTTTTCTATCCTTAGTCTTATTGAACTCATCCAAGAAATTGACCTTACTAATGAATTTTACGGCGGCAACCCAATACAAGAAGGCTACCACCTTGTTATCCGGGAATACCCTGCCCATGTTCTTTAAGACATTGGTTCCGTAAAACCATATCATCGCCCACGTGATCCAAGACACGAAAGCCTTGGCGTTATCCTCCGATATATCCATCATCACGCCTATCCAGAACGAGATGATTATGATCAGGAAATAGACTAACATGTACACCCAGCTACGGATGAACTTGCTCTTCCGGAAATCCCCGTGATCCGCAGCCAACCCCCAGAACGTATCGATGAAGGCCAGCGACAGGATCACCACCAAGAAATTCTCGATCGGCGACACGAAGTCCATCGCCGTGACAACGGCGGCTATGGCGATGGATTTTAACCAGTTGGCGAGGTCGGATATGTAGGAGAGGTAGCGGTACATGAGTAATTATTTCTATTGTGATTTATTTGAGCAAATATCTTCTTTCAATTAGTCTAATTATATTTATGATAATTGTATACGTGAATCATTTCATATCATTTTTGTTGATTATTATAACATTAAGGTAAATTATAACAAATTTCATACTAACTAGATTCTTTAATAACATTAGTAGGTATTATAATGCTAAAGTAATGTAACATCCCTCCATTTTTATTTCTTACTTTTAGAGTAGGAGACGAAGGCGTAGTTCTAAAATCTAGAAATATAGTCCCTACTCCACCTTCTGAATTCATCGTATTGCCAAATATAATATTATTAAATTTTATATCGTTTGAAAGTTTTAGTGTATTCATTGTAATGAAATCTTCAATTATATCATTTTCATTTTCCAACTCAAATTTTCCACAAATCAACCAGCCTTCTGGAACATTTGTCCATTCGCTGCCTATGCTTGTAAATATCTCATTCCATTGTTCAGAATTTATACTTGTAGGATAAATTGAAGGACGTTTAAAATCTGGATTATACATAGAAACTATCCCTTCTACTAAAAAGCATTCCTCTAATTCAACTTCTACCTCTGTTGGAGATCCCCTCCAATATATTTCAAGATTAATACTATTTATTTCTAATATTTGTTCTGTAGGACTAGGAGGGTTTTCAATTTTTATTTCTTCATTAGTCAAACAAAAAGGTATATAGTAGATGTCATCTTTCGGAGTTTCTATCATACCAGAATACGAAAAATTTGCCCGTTTTAAATATCTTACATATGGAAACGCATTCTTTCTGTCTGTTAAAAACCTTAGTTTAGCTATTACCGTATAATACTTATAGGCTTGAATGGGTCTTGAAAGAACAACATTTTTTATCAAGGTATTCGGAAAAGACGAATTTGCTTCTATAATTTTAGTTATACTATCATAGGGATTTCTTGCTAGGTTGGCATGTTGCTTATTATCACTATATGCTTTAGGCAATCTCGCCACCAATTTTATATGTTCATCAAAATAACTATTATCATAATATCCAAGTCCAAATACCTGTGATTCTCCCCATACTTCCCATACGGCGAATCTGTTATCATTTACCCTGAATGCGAAAGTTGCGGAATGGTCTATTCCTTTATAATAGAAAGGATTGTTAAATGGATCTTTATTTTCTAAATTATAAAACAAAACATCACCCGGTTGTAAATTTTCAATATTGTTTTGGCTTTCTGGCAATGTGTATCCTCTATCATTTAAATATCTAGCCAAATTATGAGAATACTTATAAAAATGAATATTATCACTTCCTGTAACCCATTGGATAAAATCTTTGTCATACCATCCAAATCCATTTTGTATATTGTCTTTTCCGTTATATTTAGAATTCTCAAAAGGTATACCAAGGATCATCGCAGTAGAAAAACTAGAACAATTCATATACCAAGGTTCATCTATCTTAAAGTCGGGTCTCAATAAAGTATTTTCATGCCCATAATGGAAATTCTCATTTTGTTTATAATAAGATATAAATATCTCAGATAATCTATTTATTACAGAAGGATCATTTTGAACACTATACCTAGGCTTATCCACATATCCATATGAACCGTATTTCATACAATCCCCACGTTCAAGCCCTTCTATATAAGTATTATCAGAGAAATTTAACAGACCGTTAGATATAGATCCTCCTTCATATTTTAGTATACATCCTTCTGGAATTTTTACTGCATAATTATGAACTGAATCATAATTATTCCAATCAAAATTTAAATCAAAATCATATTGAACGACATAAATAGTATTAGGCTTATTGACCATTTCTTGTGTAAGTACATTTTTCTTTTCTGTTTGCAACACGGCTTCTTTCAAACTCCCATCCCAAACATAATAAACGCCATTCACCAAATAATATGTATCATGTTTAAGGGTATAAGAGGAATCCATATATTCCGTAGACGCTTTGATTTCTCCGTAAGAATCCCAGATGGTATATTTGTTTATGTCATCCGCAACCATAGCATAAGCCTTTCCATCACGTCCTATCACGACCGTTAATTTCGTATAAGTAGGAGCTTTTATAGCGACTTCATCTATCACAGCGTCAACGATAAAATCTACTTGAAGGTATAAGGTAGGTAAAACTTCCACGTCTTGTATATTCTTACGAAGATATATACGGCCCATTCCGCTATAAGCAGACGTGTCATATTCTTTATCCGCAAGCTTAAGCCTATTTTCCCCATCTGTAGTTATATCTTCCTCGTCAGGATGATTAGTGATATTTATGTCACCCTCAATCTGTTGTATGCCATCAATCAGTTTCCAGTTAGAAGGGTTCTCATAACCGGATAAACTTAATTGTTGAAATTGATAAGTAACCCAACTCTCCCCTTCTTGAGCAAAAGTGATCTTTTGGCCAAGTATCCGTTCTGTAGGAGGAACATCCTTTATAGCACTAACCAACGTATGTACACCACCCTTTAGGCCAAAGACGGTGACATTATAGCCATAACGGTTAAAATAGACCTTTGGATTAATACCATCATCGCCAATCAGTATCCAGTTATCATCTTTCCTGAAAATATGGTCTGCTACACAATCATCATTAATACATCTTTCCGTTATAACATTGCCATCAAGGTCTTTATATGTGATATATATACCCTTCCTTCTCATCCAGAAAGGCAATTGTATACGGGTATCCACCGCCGATCCCATCCAAGGCAAATATACGTTGTTGCATTTCCACAATATGGAATCAAGCCTCTCTTTCGTCCTAGCGTCATATACGGCCTGAATGTATGTCAACGGATAGATAGGAAAACGCTCGTTCTTATCCTTGGCCAGCTTGTCTAGCTGCTGTACGCTATCCCTCTCGTAACCCTCGCAAATATCTTTTCGCTCTTCCATGATGTATCGTGCTTTAGTTCGTTATACGTAAAATATGTTGTAGCCGGCGTTAAGCCTCAAGATCAAATCAAGGTCGTTAGCCTTTGACCAATCCTCGCCATCCTTCTTGTAAAGGGCCAGCTTGAATACGCTCGTATTATCCAACTGATCTAATTTATAGGTATTCCCGGCCAGATAGAAAGGCTTTCCTACCCTTATGCGCTGGTCGCCGTTCTCCGTAAGATCAATGTTCTTACGGCCTTTGTACAATGTCCTTACCTTCGGCTTGTAGATACTGAATACAAGCTTAAATATCTTTCTGATGATTTTGTATATGAATTGTCTCATGATTATAATGTTTTAATGGTTATACGGTAGCTCCGGTGGCGTCGACCCAGTTTGTGCCTGTCCACCAGATTGGTTTGCTAAGGGTAGTATCAAAGTACATTAAACCTATAGGTATATTTTCAGTGGGTCTTTTAAGTGTAGTATTACCTAATAATGGTGCGCATCTTATATTAAATTGAGAGTCTATACACATTCCTCTAAATTGACTTGCCTTTAATATCGCACCCCCAAAATCTACAGATTCATCCGAATATACTATGGAAGTGATAGCCTTACCTATTGGTCCTATTACTTCTATAACTTTACGAGCATTTGGGCCATCAGAACCATAACCCATATACTTGATTTGGTTATTGTCTTTATCCAAGAACAAATAGGAATAATCTTCTGCTTTATAATTAGAACAAATTACTTTCTCAGGTTTTATAGCAAAATTAGCCGATTTAACACGTTCTTTATTATCATAACTTTCAGTTAAATTGTTCCAAGCACACCTCAGCACATTATCAGCATTAAAATTAGCCCACAGTGCCTGCTTACCATATAGAAGAATTTGAATAAAGAAGTTCTCAATAGCTTTACCCTCTTTTTTTCTTGTATCTAAAACTACCCCTTCAAGATTTGAAGTTTCACTTTTACTATATCTAATTCTATAAGATTGGTCAAGTGTGTTATCTTTCCATTCTGCTATTTCTCCTATTCTAGCAATATTTCTTACGTTTTTATACTCACGACTGACAGACGTATAATGAACTAACTCTGGATTCATTAAAGATCTTGAAGAGATAGAAACTTGAATTCCATTAATAATTGGCCTTTCACCATTACAGTAGGCTACTAAATTATCTGTAGATATTTTTGAAGGGTCTTGATGTACTCCCTGATTAATATAGACAATAATATTGTTATAAAAATTTACATGATTCCACTTTTCATATATAGCCATTCCTCCATTTTCTATTCCTTTTACTATATCCAAATAATCTAGATTAGCATCTGCTTTGATTATTGTATCTCCATAAAAATTATTTATGATGTTATTTTCTCCTTCCGAATATATTCCTATACGTGGGATTATACCACCTTTAAATGAACTTGATGTTGCTTCTTCTTTACCCCAAACGTGTAGATTTTCAATAAACCACCCTCCAACACCTCCAATTCGTAAACATATAGGATAATTTACAATTTCCATGTTTGTTATATACCCATCTGAGGAAGTTATATTCATTCCGTAAATTCCTGATAAATCTTCTCTATTATCATAACCGATGCTGCTTGTAACTACTATTTTTATACCAGAAAAAGTGTTAGCTCTATTACATTGAATACCACCAGCAAAACAATCTTTTATATAGATGTTACTATAAAAAGACGTATTACTATATGTAATAAGCCCTATTATTTGATTATTATTTCCCTCTAATATAAAATCTTTATAAATTCCTTGCGTATACCCTACTGTATTAGGTATATTAATTAAACTATCCCCATTAAAGTTGTTACTTGCTTTTATAGTTGCTCCATTCCCGTATATATTTACTGGTTTATCTATTAACCATTCTCTACTAAGAATATAAACACCCTGACATAATGCTATTGTACAATGATTAATTTTGCTTTGTGCATTATGCCAATCTCCACTTGTTATATTATTTGCAAGGTTTGAATTTCTCTTTATGCAATCTGAAAACTTAACAGCTGATATAAAGGCATCAGTACAATCTGTTGATTCATTTGGTATTGCCCCAAACCACTCTGTATATATATATTTAGCCATGGTGGTTCCTTCAAAAACTAAATTTCTAAATATATAGTTTTCTTTAGACTCTATTACCGTGTTATTAAAAATAATCTTTCCATTTTTCAAACTCCCCCCTTGGAAATCCAGCACGCAATTTTCAGGAATAACTATAGTCTGCCCGGCTAAACAGTAGTCATATTGGATGATATAGATGGTGTTCGGCTTTCTCATCATGTGCTGCGTGAGCGTGTTCACGCCGTTCACGTAATGCTTCCGGAGATACACACGTCCCATGCCGGAGTAATCCTTCGGTGCGTATTCCTTATCTTTCAGTTTCAAGGTCTGGTTTTCCGAAACGGTTATATCCTCCTCGTCCGGAAGATTGGTAATGCTCTTGTTACCTATCAATTGCTTCGTAGCCTCGGAAAGATCGTCCGGATCGACGGAACCGGGCTTCAAGTCCGTTACCTGTTGGTTGGTGATGTCGATTATCTCGTTCCTCAATCCCCTCCGGGTGATATACGTATCACGGATAACGTTACCCTCATGGTCTCTCCAAGCACGGTCTACCGTGATCTCCGGGGTAAGGTCGATGTCCGGCTTGAAACCGGCGGGACGGGCTGATACCGGGGCGTGGCTCTTGATCTCATCAACGACATCCCCCATATTATTAACTTTTTCCTCCGCTTCCTCCACACGCTCACCAAGTTTTTCCGTATCTTCCCGAATATCCTCTATGGCATTGTCTTGTGCCTCCAACTCATCGGTAATGGCCTTTTGGCTCATGGTATCAACCTCGCTATCACCACGGGAATCGAGTACGCTTACGTAACGCTCATGCTTCAGCCACTCTCCTTCCGTACCGTTCCAGTCCCCACGTAATACGGCCAGCTCGTATGAGGACAAGCCATCATAGCCATAAGTGGCCGTAGAGGTCTTTACTTTCAGCACGACGACGCCTTCTCCGATATTCGTAGCCTCGTCCTCAAATTCGGTAATAGAGAAAAGATCCTCTTTCTTGGAGCGGCATACGCTTCGTGTATCAAAGACATGATCCATATTCTTGACCCATATCGCCTCGATAGAGTAAGTTCCTTCTTCCAACCCTGAAGGAATGTCTACATAAAGCGTACCTTTGTCCGCTCTCGCTTGAAGTAGATATTTCTCCCGGTTGCCTAATAGAAAAACCTTTACATTAGATCGGGAGAAATCCTCTTTCACCGGGCTTATCCCCTTGTAAATAGTCCACTCTACCCGAATTAACCTGTCCTTGAATATGTATACCATGATTCTATAGTCTTGTTATTGATTGGAGTTGGCCCCGGATGGATTGACACCCATAAGAACCAACGCTTGATTAAACATACTGTCCGCATGCTGATCCATGTAAGTAAGCAACGTGAGGCCGGATATATAATAGATCAGCGCCTTTTTCAGCTTGGGGCTTACCTCCAAGCTATCCGTTATATCCTCGTCCGTTATGATCCCGATCTCGAACGTGTCGGATTTATCCTTCGCCTTATATAGCTCCAATGTCTTACCCGGCCTCATGGTCAACGCCAGTTTAGGTCTTTCCCATGTCCCCGTTGCGTATGGATCCGACAGCGTGGCGTATTCCTTATCGTTCCAATAGATAGGATCTGAAATAAATAAAGGCCATGATGATAGCCTAGCGTAACAAATCCGAGAGTAGTTCTCCGGCAAGCTTACATGAGCGACAAGATCTTCCTCTATGGTTCCGTCCGTTATTATCTTGTTCGGTTCCAACAGGCTCCAGTCCGCATTACCGTTCACGAAGCGCAACGCCTCCGATATCTTGGACTTGATAATCGTGTCCATTTCCTCGTTATCCTGCGTTCCTAGGAACTCAGCGTCATTAAGCCCGATCTCGTCTATGCAGATCTTGACCTCACTCACTATGTCGCTCACGCCAATATCCATATCATTTCATGTTCGGGAACGAGACACTTAATTTATCCTTTAACTCCTCGAGCATATCATCGTTCTCCACTTTATAGCCCATCTTGGCGAAATAGTCAATAGCATCATTCACGTTCTTTACGGTCTTGACCTCTTTCACTTGTTTTTCCCGGCCTCTCGAGTTCCTCATGACCGAGACACCAGACACATCATCGTCTTTTAACGTAGAGACGAGCCGGATAGACGTACCAAATCGGCAATCATTCTCGATAGCGTCTTGTACGAAAGGGTTGCTAGTCCGTAGTAAGGCGTTCTTGCCATTGATGAAATTACCGCCCTTGAACTCCATGCTGACCCTTGTGCCGCAGTATATAGTACGGAGCATGCAATTATCCTTGCCTACCAACTCATATGTTTTCGTGATCATTCGATTGATTTTATTAGACCCACCGTGCGTTTGCTCCGGTGGGTCTTGTTTGACAATATTACAGTTTACACGTTAATCTCTCCCTTGTATGGTTTCCATGCGGTACCGTCATATACATACAATCCGACGGCGTGCGTATCGTCCGCTACGGTCAAGTAAACCACATCGTCCTTTTTCGGTGTAGATACGGAACTCAGGGAAGCCACGCTGGAAACGACTGTGTCAAGCATAGACAGCTTATATCCGCTCACTGTCACGTCCGGACCGATCAGCATCGAGTTATAACCCGTAAGCATCAAGCAGTCATCCTGAATATAATATTGGGATTTGGCCTCCCGTACCTCACCGCCTTCTCCCTTGGAGTGATCCACGGTAAGAGTTTTTCCTTTTTGGTAGTAATAACGCTTGGCCTCGGACATCGGGAAAGCGACGGCGCATTCCTCATATCCAAGATCGTCAAGAGCGTGCTCGACCTTGAAGTTCAACTTTCCGAAAGTGGTCTCGAAAGAGGAGATATCAATACCGATATTCTGTTTCTTGACGAATGAGATATCCTTATGTTTCGTGAAATCGATGTTCAGCAACTTCTCGATGAACTTGGTACCGCAATACACGTCCATCTCGTTCGTGTTCGAGTACTTTCCGAAAAGCATACGGGTGATACCGATAAGATCGGCGAACTCCAATGTCGAACCGATCTGGTAACCCAGCCGTAATTGTCTCAACACGCCTTTCTGGGCATACACGTATTCGGTACCTGTTTTCTTGGAGCCATACTTCACGAACTTCGTACCTACACCGATCAACATCGTGCGTGTACATTTCTTGCGGAAATTAGACAAAGTCCAATCCTTCAAGTCTTGTACGTTCCACTTAGCCTTCTTATTGATACGCTCGAAGAATTCCGTCCACGTAATCGGACATACCTTCTTCTGCAAGTAGGCGATCTCTTTCTTGGGATAAGCGGAATCCGGGGCGATCTCCACCTCACTCTCACTCATGGCCGGTGCCATGATGTGCAATCCGGTACCCGCTTTCAAATCCGGCACATACATGTTTTTTCCTTCATCCAACGGGCCATTAAGAGCGGAAACCATAATACCGTTAGCCTTATCCGCGGATATGACATAGAGGACTAACGGACTACCGTCAGAATTTCCGTTCTCATCATATCCGGTTACGCCGTCTACCAAGACAGTGTTGCACTCGGCAAATAACTTCTCGTCATTCTTATACAAGCTTAGTTTTACCTCAGCGTCCTTTTCCGTGTTGGTCACCGCCGCCTTGGTAACGCAATCCATTATAGCCTCGCCAATATTGTAATGCTCCGGTTCCTTCGTGTTGACATGGACTTGCTTGGCGAGCTTGAGGAAATCCGTGTGCATGGGATATTTGTACGCTTGAAATTTACTGACGTAATCCTCTACCTTGTTCTCGGCCAGATCAGCGTCAGTGACCGCAGATCCGGTAGCCCCCTGCCCCTGCTGATCAATACCCTTACCTGCTGCGTCCGGGGTCGCGTTCTCCAACGGCTTGCCATCATTGGGATCCGTATCACTTCCATTCTCCCCGATCTCCACGGCCATAGCCGCTCCACCGGTCAATACCGCCAAGACAAAGAACAAAGCCTTGACCCAAAACATCTTGTCTTTAAATAATTTATTCATCGCAAAAGTATTAATTGTTATTATTCTTATTATAAAAAAGGATTGTTCACGTCTTGCGTAACCGGCTTCTCCTGCCGTGCTCCTTGCCTTCCTCTCGGTCTTTCCTGCTTACCGCTAAGATCCTTTAACTTGTCGGTAACTTTCTTGTTGATCCCTTCCGCAACGCCTTCCTCCCGCGCGGCCTCCACGTCTTGGTTATAATTCATTCCCTTGGCCATCATCTCGAAAATAGACGGGTCCAATTTACCGACGATCAAGTCATCCATGACTTGATACATCTTGCCTATAACCTCCTCCGCTTGATCATCGGAAAGGCCCATCTCCGAGGCTTTCGCCCTAATCGCTTCCACGCTAGCCGGCATATTCTCCGACATTTGTTTCTCGATCTCGTCCTGTTTCGCCAGTTTCTCCAAGTAAGCGTTATGAGCGTCGGCCAGCTTTTGCGAATAATCGGGATCATCGACCAAGGCTTTTAAGTCAAGCCCCTTGTTCTGTACCATCCACACCACGGGATCGAAATCATCCTGATCCCTAGCGGCTACCATCAACTCGGCGAAAGCAGGACTCTTCGATAGGTTCTCCCGCATTTTCTTAGAGTTTCCCTCGTAACCCTCATACTCGTCCATGAACTGGTTGACCGAGCCGTAGTAAGCCTCCTCGTCATCCATGTTAAGATCCGGATTCCGTTTGGCGTATCTTTGTCTGAATCTCTCTTTGTTAGATATATCTGCCATACCTTAATCGATTTTGTTTTAGGCAAAGGAAAATAATAAGGTATATCCGTTTTGTTATTTTGATTATTTTATTTAACCCATGAACCCTAAGAATAATCAAACATGTGAATCTATTTTTTATCTTTGTGATGTTCACCAAAACAAGCGTTCTTTATGGTTAATGGCGTAGATTTCATCCCAGAGCGGGACATGGAGCTTTACGAAGCTTATAGACGTGCTTTGAAGATGAGGGAAGTGAAATCCCACCGAGAGGCGGTAATGAGGGCTATATCCTCACATGCCTCTAGGTTCTGGATCTCCACCCTTCAAGCGTATAGGGGAATCCTGCTGATCAGGAAAGGGAAGACCAAGGAAAAGGGTCGATCGATCAGGAACAAGATGATCGATGACATTTATGAGATTTACAAAGAGCTGGAGAAAAAGAGAGAATTCAAGGGAAGCTCCGTTTATTTCATCACCTCTTTCGCGGTCTATCAAACGGCCCCCTGTTTTTACATATCCTATTCACGGGCGTTGGCGATAATTCAACGCATCAACCGGGAAAGGAAAAATGGAAGGTAAGCTAAAAAGACTGATTCCTTCATTAATAATCGCCTTGACAAGCGTCATACTCCAACTCGCAGGTAAACATTTCTATTTCGATACCAATTCCATACCATACGACCATTTCCTTTACACGTTCACCCACGCAAACATCTTTCATTTATCATTAAATCTTATCGCCTTATTCCAGTTTAAGCCTCGTGTGAAAACATGCCTGATCGGTTACGTGTCTTGCGTCTTGGCCTCGTTCGTACCACTAGCCTCATTGCCGGTTCCTACATGCGGCATGTCCGGATTTATCATGGGATGTTACGCCCGCAGATATCACGCCTATAAACTAAGCCTTTGGAGAATAATATTGAGCAATATCGTCATGGCGTTTATCCCCTTATTCAACTGGAGGATACACTTGCTGTCATTCCTAATAGCCTATATCATCTATGGAGTCATACAGAAAATTAGCGTTCACGGAAGAGGTTGAGTCTATATTGGCCGAGAATAACAAGAGGCTGAAAAATATATTCGGCACGCATGACCAATTCACGGGGCGTGGAATGGAGGGGCATATCCATAGGGTTGTCATAGATGATTACCCCATAAGGGTGCAGTGGCTTACCGAGGAGGTTTTCAAGAACGATCTGTATCAAGATGTTCTGAAAGCTGGTTCCATAAAGGACTACACGATAAGGTTCAACGAGCTGTACCCGGATTCAGATGGGATAAATGAGGAGGACGTGGCCAACATGCTATTTTGGGCTCGTTGCTCGAGAGACCCGTCCTTCGCCTTTTTCTCGTTATTTAAGATCAAGTCGAAAGAGGCGGGAGAAATGATCCCCTTCGAGCTTAATTACGCCCAACGTTACGTGCTATCCGTTCTGGAGGAAATGAGGCATAAGGGAGTCCCGATCCGTATAATATTATTGAAAGCCCGGCAATGGGGAGGTTCCACCTTGGTACAGCTCTATATGGCGTGGATACAGCTATTCGTCATGGAAGGATGGTATTCCGTAATTATAGCCCAGACGAAAGATACCGCCAAACGTATCAAGGCCATGTATAAAAAGGTTCTCGATAATATCCCGGGATTTATATATGGTGTTGACAAGCTACAATTCGCCCCTTACGAGCATTCGGCGTCCGACTCCATAATCACCGACCAGTCCGGGAACAAGGTACGTGATAACGTGATAACCGTGGCATCTTATGAGAATTTCGAGTCAACACGTGGTATGGACTATGCCATGGCCCACTTCTCGGAGGTAGCCTACTGGAAAACAACGGACGGCAAATCGGCGGAGCAGGTTATAACAAACATAGACTCGAATATATTGGAGAGACCGTTGACCATGGAAATCTCCGAGTCTACAGCTAATGGCATGGCCGGTTATTTCTATGATGAGTACCAAATGGCCAAGGAGGGCACGTCATCCCGTAAGGCGATATTCATACCGTTCTTCTTTATCGAGAACGACATGATAAGATTCAAGGACAAGAAAGAGACCCGGCTTTTCATACTGGATCTATTAGAGGGAAGGGATGTCACGACCTCCCCTAATGACAATAGCGAGCCGGGACAGTATCTATGGTCTCTATGGGAAAAAGGAGCTACGCTGGAGCACATCAAATGGTATATCAAGAAAAGGGCCTCGTTTCATGATCACGCCTCGATGGCATCCGAGGCACCATCCGATGATGTCGAGTGTTTCAAGTATTCCGGTAATCTCGTGTTCAATATCTATACGATCGAGGTAATGCGGGAAAGATACGTATCACCCCCGGAGTTCATTGGCGACATATCCCAATCAGAGAAGACCAAGAGGATAATTCTCACCAAGAATCCGAACGGCCTGTTGAGAATCTGGAAGAGGCCCGATGATACAAGGACATCCAACGAGTATCTTGTCATCGTCGATGTCGGTGGACGTAGCAAGAACTCAGACCCCTCATGTATAACAGTGATAAACAGATGGAATTTACGATTCAGTGGAGGAAAGCCGGAGGTGGTAGCCAGATGGCATGGCCATATACGATACGATTGGCTCGCCTACAAAGCCGTCAAGATCGCCAGATACTACAAGAACGCCCTTCTCGCCTTCGAGAGCAATACGTTTGATAAGAAAAAATCAGAGGCATCCGAGTTCGTGGAGGAAGGCGATCATATTCGTGGCATACTGAAAAAGATAGAGGATATCTACCCTAATCTTTACATGCGAGCGGCGACGGATCCCGAGGACATAAGGAACGGCATATACAAGAAGATAGGCTTCCAGACCAACAAAAAGACCAAGCAGGACATGGTAGATAATTTCATAGTGGCGTTCGAGGACGATATGTTCATAGACCCGGATGAGCGCATGTATAAGGAGGCATCCAAATACGAGCAACGTCCGGACGGTAGTTACGGGAATATTCCCGGTCGTGGCAATCACGACGATATATTGATGACAGACATGATAGGAGCGCTCATATCAGAGGATATGCCTAAGCCTTCTATAATCAAAGAAGAATCAACGGGATATCTTGATTCATATCCCAAAAATGAGTCGAGTTTATAGCGTGCGCATGAACGTTTCCCCTGTAAAAATCAATATTAGATAAATAAAATACGACTTATTTTTTACTAATATAAAATAAATAGAGTATATTCGCGTAGTCACTGATTAGAATATAAGACGTGACACACATTGTGGCGTTAAAGATATCGTCTCCTATAAAGACCTAAATTCCCAAAATTTATAAACATAACAGGGAGCCGATAGCAACAATACGCCCACGTTATTTGTATATATAATCTATATATAAGACGTGGGCCGTTGCTTACTACCTGTTATGTTGGCGTGGGGACGCCGGGTCTTGGTAGTTGCGACGGCGCCACGTTTTTTTTATGCGTATATGGTATGTTATATATTTATAACCCCTTATGGCTCTCATCCGTGATGGACTGGAGTCATTACTTAAAGATATTACACTAGGTTGTATTCATAAAATAATTTTATCAATGTCATACCGCTCTTTCGTGAGAACCAGAGGTATATTTATGTCAAGGGGATAGCTTTGGAGGATGGGGGCACACTCCTTTCCTTATGGCATAAAATATAGTTTGAATAAATATTTCCCGCTTCCCTTGGGTGGTATTGGGAAGCATTTTAAGACGGATATACCCACCGTTGCTATTCCGGGAGGATCGGCAATGATGATTAAGTATGTCTTTGTTTAGATATGGATTTAGATATTACAAACGCTCTAGTTCGTGAGAATCGGATCGTTTAAGGTTGTCTGAAAACCATTCATATAGATTATAGTTAAATAATAAAAACTCCCTTGTCCGTGAGGATTTGGGGAGTTTTTTATTTTTTACTATTCCTCGGGATAAAACTAAAATAAAATATGCCGTAAAACATGCCTCCTGCGGGATAACGGATGTGAAGATTGGGTAATTTTGCAAAAAAATATAAATACATAAAACATGAGCGAGGAAACATACAGAATATTCAAGGTGATCTTTATGTTCATAATACTTTCATTAATATCATGCAATAAAGATATTAGGTATGTATACGAGAATGAGGTAACTGGAAACTATTGTATTGACGGATCTTGCAAAAGACTGAAAAATGACAGAGCCATTACGCATGATATAAATTCATTTACATATGATATTACAAAAGATCTATGTCCTTTATGTGTAAGAGACAAGGATAGAGATTATATAAAATCAATTATTAATTTGAATATAAAAAACAGAAAAGAGATAATATATAAAAACAGAAAAGCTCTTTACAAGAGCTTAATAAAAGATGGGCATATAAATACAAACAAATATGATTTTGATGGGTTTGTAGAAGAATTAAAAAAATATAGATCAAGACGTGATTTGTATGATAATATGAAAGAGGACGGGTATCAAGATCTAGGAGATTGGGATGAATTTAATAAGAAATTAGGATTTTAGTCACTAGATTTAAATATTAGGCGGGTGAAACCAACGCCACCCGCCACTTTACCTATTCACCATTAGCTATCTCATTCATCATAGCTTTCAAATCGTATAACTCCATTTCCAATCTTTCATCATCTACCTTCTTCAAATACTCACCCATTGATTGATACAATTTGTTAAGATTATTAAACTCTACATATCCACGATATTCATCGCTCATCATAAGATCATTCAATTTTTTCTGATACTCTGCTATATCAAAACTATCGTTCTGTGGATTAGACAATTCTTTACGATATCCTCTCAATCTTTGTCCGATCTTATCCATTTCCTCCAAATTCTCATAATAAGCGTTATCTATGGCTTTCTTTTTCGTCCGCTCATCACCACTCTTTATAAGACGGTTCCCGACAGGGATATTCCTCCAGTCAAAATCACGACTACCCCAAGCGGTTTCAGCGGATTTGACCATCTGGGAACGTGTAGCCTCAATACCTCCGAAATAGCCGTCCAATATATGTTCTATAATGGCTGGGTTTAGGTTAACGGTACCCGTAGTGTATTTATCTCCTCCGGTCAGTTCATTGGCATATTTAGTCATTGCCAATATAGCGGGATCCACGCTCTTAAAAGCCTTTGTCCATTCCGGCATACCCTTGTTGAAGTCGTTATCCTTATATAAAGGCAAACCTGTCCAATCCTTGTTATCTCCGGCCTCAATCAATGGCTTTACCGAGCTTGGGACGAAAGCGGAGAATCCTCCACCTCCCTCCATCATGTCCAAAGGAAGAACCTGTGACATTTGCTCCGCTATCTTCATGGCCATCTTTTTATCGGTATATTTCTCTTTTCCGGAAACTATTCCAGAAGACATTTCTCCTAGTCCATATATAGCCCTTAACTCTATGGGCATAGGAATTGTAATCCAATTTCCTCCACCGTTACGGAAACAGATATTATTACGTCTCACGTATTCCGGAAGATCGTAGTAATCATCATCTTCATCATCCCCAAAAGCGGCAGCGATCATAGGCATGATAGTGCCAAGTAAATAGAAAGAGGACGCTAACCCCAAGAATTTCTTGGGATTATCCTTGGCCAGCCTTCCGAAATTATACATACCTTGTACACCAGCGTTCCAAAACACATACATGGATCTTGACAATCCGGACGTGAAAGCGCTAGCGTTTCCTATCTTGGTCTGCCCCTCAGTATTCAAGAATTTTGAACCCGCCCCTTTCTTATTGAAGTTTACGGATATCTCCTTAGCGTCATAAATAGATTTATCCATGCTCCGCCCTATTTCCCTAGAAGTAAGGAATGCGGCGAACCTAGCGCAATTCTCGACGCTCTTATTGAACAAGTCCATCCATTCGCCTAGTATTTTCAAAGCCTTTCCGATAGATACCTTTTGCTTGGAGTATTGAAGCTCTTTTTGGATCGCCTTCTTCTTGGCTTCCACGTCTCTCAAATTGGTGTATCCGGTCTCTCCTCCTCTCATTACAAAATCATGGTATGCCTTATTCAAGGGATCGCTCATATCCAACGTACCGTTCTCATACCCCTTGACCAGACGATACATATTGATCGGGTTTACCATAGCGAAATTCTTATTGAACTTCCAAGCGTAAACAGGACTTTCCTTGACCCATACGGTAGTATTCGAATAAAGCGCGTCACGAAGGAAGTTACTTACCATGAAATTAGGGTTACGTGTCGTAAAGTTAGCCGCCAAGTTACGGTTCAGCCATCCAGCGTATCTCTCCACGGTACCGAACCATCCTTTCGTATTATCCGGGTTTGTAAGCCCGTTCAACGCTTGAGCGGCCCTTGGGTTCCCGTTTATGGTAAGCAAGTATTCTTTGCCGGCTCTCTTTACGATCACTTGATGCTCCTTCAAGTCCTTTGGCAATATCTTGTAAGGTATCCCTATAGCATCCCTTGAACGCCTAACATTAGATCCTTTTTCATTGGATAGCTCCTCCATGCGTTTGTTGAAAGATTCCACGATAGACTCCACCTGTTCCGGATTAGCGTTAGATGGTATATCCGGGAAAACGGCGATCCACTCACCGGAAGCCTCGTCAAGACGAACCCACATTTCGCTTACGCTCACGAGATCCGTCTTATGGTTTTGTACCATTGTCAAAAACTTTTGCTTCATTAAGTTCCTATTCCCTTGCATGATTCCACTCTCTGCCATATTAGCGATCGTCGCTATAGGATCGTCAGCCTTGCTCTTTCGCCCAACGACAGTCTTTATAGGGGCGTTGAACGTCTGGCTTTCGGATGTAAGATAAGCGTAAACCTCATCTGCCGTAGTTTCCTCCCATCCACGCAAAGGCACATAGAACTGATACATATCGCTGATCGACTCAAACGTATTTTGGCTCATAAGCCCGCTATCCCGTTGCTTTGCCAATATAGCGTCAGTGGCTCTTTTGACAGAGGCCGATAATTCCGATGTATCATATCTTGACTCGTAATCCAATACGTATCTCCTTGCGGAATCCGGATCATACCCCGTGTTATCCTCGTTAGGATACATGGACGTGAATCCGCTGAAATCATCAGAAAGATTAGCTCCGTATTCCTCGGCAAGCCTATCCATTTCTGATTGCTGCTCTTCCCAAGACCTACCGTTCTCACGTATCTCATTCCTTCTCCCGATATACTCGTCAAGCAGGGATTTATATGTTTCCGAGTTTTGTGACAACGCTCGTTTAACGGCCATTTCCCTGTTACGCTCAATACCATGCTTGGTTATAAGGTAATCCCTTATCTCATCAATGGTGGATCCCATCTTTTCCAAACGTGACATCGCTTTTAAGATAGGCTCGAAAGCCGCTTTCCTATAAGCGTTGAACTCAGCTTCATTAACAGAGGAAAGGGCATTCTCGGCCATATAAGCGTTCTCATAATCCAATATACGACTCCTCGTTGCCTTTGCCACGGCATCCTGCAATGTTTTAAGCCCTAGCATAGAATCCTGAAACGCCTCCTGAAATTGATAGGATGATGTAGATAGGGTACGCTCATATTGATCTTTGGCGGAACCTACCTGTTTCTCTACTACTTGGATATCATTATCAGCGAACAATACCGACTCATTCCGCGCGTTCTCCCTAAAACGGATTGTTTTCTCGGCGAAAGAGAAATCATCCGTCTTTTCCCTTACGCTTTCTCCAACGCCTCTACCCTTGTTTTCAGATCCTGCACGTCCGATGACAGTCCGCTCACCGTCGATTCCATCCCGGACACTTCCGTTCCTATCGCCCGTATCTCCTCCGTCAAGTTGGTCTCCATCGTTGTCAACTTGGCCGTCAGTCTTTTTTCCATTTCGGTCAGTTGCGTTTTCAGTTCCGTCAATAGCGTTTTCAACTCCCCTTGGTTTGTCGATATGGTCTCGTTCACTTTCGTTTCCGTTCTCATCAACGCCATCGATTGTCTCGAGTTCCCTTCCAGTACCTTTTGTTTCAGAAGGTTGTTTTCCTTTTTCAGGTTCAATATCTCTTGCGATTGATCCATTTTCGTTCAAATTTATATTGTTAAGACTTAATCTATTTCTCATCACGATATCCTCGGCCACATCCATCAAGTTTCCTTGCTCCAAGTTCTTATAGCTTCTCCAGAGGATATAACGAAGGTCATTATCCGATAACTTGAAATCAAGGCTAATACCGGCCTTTCTCAACATATCAAGAAAAGAGTCCTTGATCTTTTCCCATAACGAACGCTCGGCCTTGTTATCGAAACCACGTTCCGCTAATTCAGCGATGTATTCCTCTGTAGCCTCACGCAAGTTAAGAGGATTGCCTTTAGTCCGGTCAATGATATTTTTCCGGATATCCTCGTTGGCGTTCCGATACACGTTATCAAGGAAAGTATCGAAATCATCCCTGAATAGCTCACGTAACCCATGATGCCCTACCACCTCATGGAGGAAAGTCCTTTGAGCGTCACCTACGGACGTGGAATTAGGTGATACTATGACTATCTCCCCGGTAGAAGTATCATACCAGCCTTTGGAATCTCTCTTACGGGCCAACATATTCTCATCCGTATCGTTTATATCGTCCACGTCATGGATTACCCTGACAGGGGTATTAAGCTTGTTTGACCAATCGTTGATTGAGGATTCAATAGAACTTACATTATCCTGATTATTAGTTGTATCTACTCCCATGAATCGAAATCGAGTCTCTCCTTCCTCTTTTACCAACGTACCATCAACGTCAAGAGTTGATTCTAACTGAATATCCTCAGCTTTAGCTTTTTCAACTAATTGTCTCTGCAGATCATTAACCTCTGCCTGAGCCGCATTAAGTTCATCCTCTTTTCCCCACGGTTTCTTAACGGCTTCCTCTAATCCCGCTATCTTGTTTTCCTCTGCCTTTATTTTAGCGGCTATATCTGAGACGGATTTAGCGGGAATTCCCAACTGCCTGTCAATGCTAGCCATCAAACCCCTGCCGCCGCTAAAATCACGATTCTCAACCAGTTTTTCCTTACCTAAATATAAGCTATAGACCATCATACCTTCATTGAAATGCACGATTGCCTCGCCTTTTCCTCCATTGAGACTGATTTTCAGAGGAGGGGTGTTTCTGTCAAGCGTATATCTATCATAGTAATCATCAATAATGGGCGTAAGCTCATTCGATATACCATCGCTGAAAGTATTGCCTTTAACAGTCACGGACTCAACCCCATCAGGGAAGTTCTCTTTTACGATATTGGCGTTCCTTTCCATGATATCCTTCCGGCTGTTGTATTCTTGTATCCTAAGTTTGGAGTTAGATATAGAGTCACGCATGGAAGACTTACTGTTAAGATCGCTCCTCTTGGAGTTTTGCAGTTTCTTTAACTTGTTCTGTGCCACAAACAGCAGTTGGGCGGTCTTATCTCCGGATAACGTCGCCGCCATCTCACTAAAGGTCATTCCAGACGGATCACTATCGTCTTGCTCCTCCATGACACGAGACGATATATCGCCCTTCATCATCTGGTTGATGAAGTTTTGTTTTATACGAAGCCTGTCATAGGCGGTAGCGTCAAGGGTACCTTTAACCCCATATGTGACGATGTTCACCGGTTTATCCCATGTGGCGTATAAGTTTCCTTGTCGTAAGATACGACCGTTGCGTTGCTCAAAATCCATAGGCCTGATTGGAGCGTCAATATGATGCAGGGCGAATAGACGATCTTGCACGTTGACACCCACTCCCATTTTCTCCGTGCTTCCAATAAGAATGCGCACATCCCCATTACGGACCTTATCGAACAAGGCGTTTCTCCTTTCTCCCTCATAATTACCAACGATAGCTATCTGATTAGACGGAATACCTCCCTTGATAAGCTTTTCCTTTATATCGTTGTACAAATTAAACTGAGGGACAGATAAATCGACATCGAATAAATCCATTTTTGGAGTCTCAGAAGGGGATTGATAACTATCGCAGAATATAAGTTGCGTGCCTTTGTCCTTATCGCTCTCCTTATATAATCTCAACACGTTATCGACCACCTTGTTTGTCTTGCTATCAGGATTGTCGGGAAATGTAGGATTAAGCAAGCGAAGGTCAATCGCAGCCTGTTTAGCCTTGCTGAACACGACCAAGGGTAGCGCGCTCTTATCCTTCTTCTCTTTTCCTGTCAATTTGTTATAATCCTCTAATTCCTTGATAAGGGTTTGCATGACATCCTCCAAGTCCTCGTTCTTCTCGACAATGACATTGGTCATCTTATTGTCTTTCAACTTAGGGATATTCTTGTCTTCCTTGAACTCCTTGACATCCTCTGTCAAGACAACGTCCGTATGGCTCCTGAACGCCTTTATAAGCTCCGGGACATTCGTATAGCTCTTGAACCTCTCGGCTATCTTAAAGTTACCGGTAGCGGTAAACTCCAATGAGGGCTCAACCGTTCCAAAAGTGGTAGCGAACTCGTCAAAGCTATTGATATTATACGCGTCTAGGATATCGGGTGCCACGAAATTCATCATAGTCCAGACCTCTGCCATTGTATTAGTGATAGGGGTACCGGTTGCCAGAACCACGTTTCGACCACCATTATTCTCAGATATCCATTGGGCTTTTAGCAACATACTATTAGCCCTTTGTGACGCGCTCGTATCGATACCTTTAACGTTCGACATCTTGCTTGGAAACCCGATCTTCTTATAATTATGCGCCTCGTCAATGAACAAAGCGTCAACACCCATTTGCTCAAACGTCATGACGTTATCAGTCCGCCTGTCAAGAATACGCTCCGTCTTGGCCGTGATAGTCTCCGCTGTCTTTGCCTTGCCCTTTACGTTTTTCCCTTTCTTTATACCTTCCAGAGAATCACGCATACTCTTGGCCTCCCTTTTCAATCTCTCCTGTAAAGCCTTGTCTTCTATGCGATCGATAGCCTCCTCAAAATCATCTATACGCTTTTGGATATATGCCTTTTTCCTTTCCTCGCTATCCGGGATAAACGCCATGAATGATTGTGGGACAACGATAGCGTCAAAATCTCCGGTAGCTATAAGATTGAACAGCCTTGTCCTATTATCGGCGTTACGCTCCTCCTTTGTCGGAGATAGAATCTTAGCGGAAGGATACAGTTTATAAAAGTCACGGACGAAATCCTCTAGGGTAGCGTTTTGGACAACGATCATGGGTTTCTTCGCTATACCTAGCCGTCTCATTTCCATAGCGGACGTAATCATGGTAAAGGTCTTTCCCGTACCGACTTGGTGAGCGAGTAACGTGCTCTCGGATAGACAACGTTGTACCGCCTTGCTCTGGTGATCTCTAAGCGTTATATTCTTATTAGCGTTAGGATAATGCTCAAAAACCGGTTTGTCATACTTTTTTAGTACATAGTTGTTATATTTATCATTATACACGTCCTCAATACGACCATGGAACATCGTTTTAGAATCAATATACTCCACGAACTTATCGGACATGTCGGATATTTTCTCGGCAACGGCCTGTGTCTCCTGCTCGTTTACGACCCTTCTCGTTTTCTGCTTACCGTCCTCATAATATTTAATCTCGTCATAAACCTTGGGTTTACGTTGGTTAAGAGCGGCCTTGAACACGTCTATAGCGTCCATTCTCTCAGTCTTGAATTGACCGGCTTTAGCGTAATCGGTTATGAACGCCCTCTTATCTAGAATATACTCACCGATCTCCGGGATAAAATTAGCGTTAGCGTAAGATATACCCAGTACATTATCAGCGAAATTATTTATAAACTCAGACGGGATCCATGTAGTCCCCAGTCGATAACTTATCTCACCATAGGGTATACGTTCTGGCTGTACGGCTTCCAAGTCATCCACGTTTTTTTGAAACTCCGGATGATCTTCCAAGGCCGCCCTAGCCTCGACCAACTTATCTTTTACGTTTCCAGAGAGATATTCGCTCTTATCTATTATATTGCCGGTAACAGGATCCCTATAAGCAATTCCCTTCTCTAGTATCTCGTTTGTCACGTTCTCCTCATCCATACCCGTTATCTCCGAGATATAAGGTATATCAATATTACCTTTATATGACTTGCTTATATTGACGGCATCCAAGACATTATCCGCTTTTGTCGGCAGCTCGAATGGATAACTTACACGCTTATTCAAGATACCATCTGCTTTCGAGACTTCCCATACCATGGATTTTCCGGTCGTGGAAGGTACCCTTCTAACGGTCTCCAAAGAGAAGGGTAATCCATGCTCAACATCCTCGGCGAAAATATCGTCCAAAGCCTTGTTCCTGTTAAGTGTCCCATATTTGGACACGAAAGCATCATATACTTTGTTTAGCCTTTTCCTCGCGGGCTCGGGGTCCACACCCTTTGTTTGCTCATCATGGATAAGATCGTATAGATTTTTCTTTATATCATTGTAATCATTTACCGCATCCGCTATTTTCCGGGTCTTACCATTATGAACGAACGTAGGATTTGCCTTAATCGGTTTTAACGAGTCCCCATCTAAAACAAAGACATTGCCATTCTGGACGGTAATAGTACCATCTTTCAAAGTGGAGTCACCCACAACCTCCGGCCCTTTAGTCTCTACAACACCTGATAGGATATTCTTTGGTAAGTTATCAATAGCATTAAATAGTTCCTTGCTTAAATCGGCCCCGGGTTTGGCTTTCAATGTCTGGGACGCTCCACTATATAGACCTCCGCTACCAGCGTCATAAGCGGTCATCATATCACCTAACATCATATCGGGATGATTTGAGAAATACTCGTTAACCATGATAGGCTTGCTCCTTTTATCCCCGTCCTCCATATAAGTTCCTTCACCTATTTGCGTTGTAGTAGTGAACCCTATCCCATTCGAAGGTTCCCCATACTTTCTTTTACGGAATATAACGATGTCAGCCGTGACACTCGTGCCGGCCCCTTTCTGGAAAGCGTCATTAGGCAATCGGATAGCTCCGACCAGATCATAGCCGTTTCCACTCACGTACTCACGGAACTTACTATCGGCCCCATCCATCGTAGCCGATGACGTGACGAATACGCCGAGACCACCTTCTTTCAATTCCAGAAGCCCCTTTAGGATAAAATAATTATGGAGATTATAAGAGGAACCAAGTTTCTTCCTGAATTGCTTATCTAAAACCTTATCATATGGAGCGTTTTTCCCGAATGGGACGTTGGTGATAACTAAATCTTTCGAGTTTGGAGAAAACGCTTTCTCATATCCTTGTACCTTTATATTAGCGTCAGGATATAAGGCCTTTGCCATACGACCGGACAAACTATCTATCTCGAACCCGCTTATACTTGATTTTTCAGATATAGACTTAGGCATCATACCGATTATGTTACCTATACCCATGGCGGGTTCACTGATATTGCCGCCCTTGAATCCAAGTTTCTCCGTTATTCCCCATAAGCTTTCCACGACCTCGGACGGGGTATAATGAGAGGTTGTCGTGGAACGGACGGCACTGTCGAACTCTTCTTTACTTAATAAGGATTTTAGTTTCTCGTAATAACGTAGATACTTATCATTCCAATTTCGATCCTTAGTCCAATTGTTGTCACGTGCGTTGTATTTGCCTTCGTTCAAGGCTTCGGCCAAACCTCCCCATCCAACGTACCTTGACATCTTGGCTTGTTGTTCCGGGGTAGGTTTTCCTTGGCCGTCCTCTACGTCTTTCAGCGTTTCTATCGCCTCAATATTGGCTTTTAGCTTGGATATATCACCGGAAGGAAGCTCAATACCTTTCTCCGGGAAGCTGAAATTGTTTTGATTCCTTACAACAGGCCGCTTGTCGCTGTCGCTGATAGGTATTCCTCGGCCTCGCTCCGTGTCAAGCACATCACTTCCATGCACGCCTCCACGGTCTCCTCCGCGTTCAGATCCTCGATCCTCTTCCCGTGCTTTTCTTCCCACGCCTTGATCCGCTCTTGAATTTCCTTGCTCATTGTCTTTAATATTATTAGGAGTGAATAAATCGTTACCATACAAAGGTAATGGTTTGTCTTTGTTGTCCGTTTGCTTTTTCCGGCTATTTTTTATTTTTTTCTTCGCGGCACTCGCTTGTCTGGCAATCTCTGTCTCTCTAACCACGGTCTCGGCGGCATCCATTATATCCGGGACAGGCTTATCAAAATTAGCTACATCAAATGAACGGACATCCTCATAAGCGGTCATATCCTTATCCCATCCGTTATCTCCTACTTCGGGCAAATCCCTCGCTCCATTGTAGAATGCTTTAAGATACGGTCGTATAGCGTCACCTAGATCATCGATCATTGCCTTTGAGTAATCAGAGAACTTACGCAATCCTTTCTCTATATGATAAACCGCCATTTCAGTACCTATCGCCAATATCTCAGGATCAACACCCATATTCATTTGACCGCCTAGTTTCCTGCGCATGCGCTCACGGAGTTCCGCATACCGTTCATCGGTAACAAGGCGGTTACCGCTAGGGGTAACGGTACGATCGCTCAATTTGGCTTTGCCCTTATCGTTGATATCACCAATAAGGTTTTCTACATTTACCTTTTGAGGCTCTACAACCCTGCGTGTGTCTTCAAGAGAAATAGGTTGCGCATCGCTTACGGCATCGGTATCGCCAAGAATGGTATAGGCCAACCGCCTTGCGCTTTCATCGCTACGCATCATGAAACCTCGCTGTTCCCTGTCATACCAACCCTTTTCAGCCTTGGCCAGCTCTTTGGCGGCACGTTGCTGTTCCTTCGATAATTCATTACCGAACTTCAATAACCGCATATCAAGAACTTTTCCTTTCTTGGTAGTATATTGGGAGGGAACAATGCTATAATTATCAGAATCATTATTTTTAGAAATATCGCCTTCCTCCTGTTTAATTCCCTTATACTCATAGAAGGGCTTTGTTTTGCGAGTCGAGGAATCAATCCATTTCTTGAACTCATCCAACGCTACCCCAGTAATGTTGCCTAAACCTTGCCAACCTTCCTCATAGTTTGACAAGTAAGCGGACCTAGCGTCTTCCAAGGAAGAGAATCCCATCATAACCTTATGCTCATCGAATGAGCCATCAGTATTCACCTGATCCACGACATACACCATGTCACTATTCATATCCGGACCTAGGAATACGTCTATATGATCACCATCCACACCCTCGGTGCCACGGATATAACCGTAAGTGTTATTCATGACCTGCGACCACTCTTTTCCATTAGCGTCCTTACCGGAACGGACGGAACCGGAGGGCTGCTCTATGGTGACATCGAAACCGTTTATCTTTATATGGCCTTTCTTGTAATTGCCGGCCTCTTTCTGCGCCTCGGTTGGATTGGTATCAACCTTTAGCTCCTCTTCGTGCAATCTCTTAGCCTCAACTATGCGCTCGGCATAGTCCAATGGGGTCTCATTCTCCTTTGGAGAAGGAGCGACAAAAGGAGCTAGTCCCCTTGATGAGCCTTCTTGTGTAGCTCCATCCGTGCGATCAATGTCGGGGCCAGCCGATTCTCTTCCCTCAACCTCTCCAGTTCCCCCGGTCTGATCAAGTTGTTCTCTTGGCAGTACCTCGCCGCCTCCCTCGCGTAAGCCATCGCCTCCGCTTTCGTCATTTCCTTCAATGTTTTCATTTTCTATCGGTTTATTTTGCGCTAAGATAGCGTCTATTTCATTTTGTTCGTCAATTATGGCCTGTATTTCATCCGCAATTTGCGAATCAAGCTCGCCTCGCTCCTCATCTGTCAATTGTTTCTCCGAGAAATCACGTACCATGCTTTCCTCATACGCCTCGTATTCTTCCGGGGACATATGATAATTCTCCTCGCACCACTCAGCGTAAGCGTTGTACTCGGCCTGTCTCTCACGCTCAGCGATCGCCTCACGATTCCTCTTGACATAATCGATCAAGTCTCCACGTGTACGAGCGGAAGACAAGACCTCTATGATCGCGTCCCTTCCGGCGTTCGTATCGTTCTCATCGAAGAAGTTCGTACCATTCTCCTTATCGGCAAGCTCCAATATCTCACCCGCCCTCTCTATATTAACACCGCCTTTCTCCGGAGAGGCGAACAATCCGAACATCCTCGCTGTCTCATTATTCCCGGCACCCGTCTCTTTCTTGTAAGTGTCACGTGTCAATTTGATCGCCCCATTAGCAAGCATCATGGCCGCAAGCTCCTCTCCGCTCATAGGATCACCCATCACGGAGATCTCCTTCGCTATGACATCACCCGGCTTCTTGCTGGCCTCCTTGATATCATCATCAAGATTAGCCCAGAAATCAGCCTCGACCTTGATCGCCTCATATTCTTGTCGGGCTTTTATCAATGCGGCCTCGGCCTTATCCTCTTTTCCGATAGGGGCGTCATCGTATGCCTCTTGCGCCTTTTCCAAGGCATCGGACGCTTTTTTAAGGCTTTCATCGAAAGACTTTCTCGTCACCTCGATCTTCCTTGGCATCTTATCGCCATATTTATCATAAAGGAAATCCAAGGTCATATCCGTACCTGACGATACGAAATCTGGCGTACCATCTTCTCGCATGACCATGGAGGGATTCTCTACATTGCTAGGTTGTGCTATCTGATCAATGGCACCTTCCGTCTCAATCTCACTCGTTGGCTGGTTGATCGCATCTTCCATGGGAGGTGCAGAGGTTATCTCGGCATCAGCACTTGCTACATTATCATCCTCTGGCGACATCACATTAACTTGTTGAGCGTCATATATGGCATCTTGAAGATCAAGAATCTCATTCTCTGTTATAGGCATTGCGGGGGAAGAGCCATTCTTGGCTGTCACCTGCCCGGTTTCTCTATCATAAGCCGCAGGTTGAGCGATCCAATCACCGTTCTCATCTTGTCCTTGAAGGATAAACGCATTATCCCCGTTCCATATGATCAACCCCGGCTTTGGTAATTGCGTCTTGGGATTATGATGCATGGTCATGTCAAGCTCGGACTGGCGGGTAGCCAATAATTGATCCTCATAGGTCCGTCTCATATGACCGGCATCTTGCTCTACTATATCGCTCAACCTTTTCACCGAGACCATCCGATCCTGTCCGTTATCGGAAATAACGGCCTTATCTCCCTCGATACTCCTAACGTACACAGGTCTTTCCTCATTTCCCTCGCTAAGCGTAGCTGTGGTAACGATAGACTGACCATCAGGATTCGTGGTAACATAAGGAGTAATATTATTGGCAACGTAAGTTTCAACCTCATTGTCTATTTCCTCGCCTATACGATCCTGCAAACCGGATATCCTGAGATAATCAGCGTAGAAATCCTCGGCTAACGGACGGGCATCCGCATTAACTCCATCAAGAAGACTCATCACTTGGGCCTCGCTAGCTCCATCATCCACATAGCTTTCTATCGTACTAGCCAAACCCGGAACCATTCCAGATAGGGAAAGCCTTGTCTCTTCCATCTTTTTGCTCGCCGTCCGTATATCGCCCGGATCAGTCATATTTCGACCTTCTTCCTCTGCCTCGGCAAACCTTGACTTAGTTAATAGAGGAGGAGTTTCAACGCCTTGATCTGTTACATTGGAATCGGTGATAGGCTGCTGAGCCTGTTTGCCTCCTATTTTATCCGCTACGTATTGCGCACCTTTAGCCAACGCTCCGGCCCCAGTAAAATAAGCGCCGCCTCCCATTCCATAGACAAAACTCTGCAATACACCATCGGTCAAATCCCTTTCCGGATCCGCGCCTGTTATCTTATCCGTTATATTCTCCGCTAGCGTGGAAGATACCTCTTCGATACCTTCATTTACAGGCTCGAAAAACATACCGAATTTTTTATAGAACTCTTGCATCTTACCCATTATGCCACGCTTGATAGCCTCTTGTGCCTTTTCCTTTCCTAACGTCTTGAATAAGGTTGACATCCAAGCCTTGGATACGCCTGCGCCCAGCATCTCAGACAAGGATTCTGCCGTACCAGTAAGAATAGCGTTAGATACCTTTGCGAACTCTCCCATGTTTGGGTTATTCTGATCAAGATCATCATATTTCTGGCTAGCCACTATTGACCCTATACCTGCGAGTCCGGCCGCTGGAGCTCCGGCCATTGTAGCGGCCATGGCCCCGATTGACATCGGAAGCGACTCTACGCCTTGCAAGGCTATATCACCTATGGCACCCATATAATTCCCTTCTTTCCAAAGATCGGTGAAATCCTTGCCATTGTATCTGTTTGACCTTGCCCGGGAAAACTCCGCATCAGCCTTAAATATATCTGAGATATCCTTGAATGCCCCGCCACGTGGGATCAGTCCTCCCGTTGCGGATTCCAACCCTTTAGCCGCCTTATCCAAGACCCCAAATATACCGGCACCAAGATCGGCTCCTCCTGCGTTAAGTTTCTGTATAGCGTCTCCTACCCAAGTATTCATGAAAGAAGAATCCTTCTCATACTCCGTAGGAGGTGGAGGAGTAGCGGTCTCAATCTTTCCTTTTTTACGCAAGGACTCAAAATTGTAATCAGGTGAGTTCGTCCACGGATTAACATACTCGGATTGATCTGATTTGGGAATATCAACCTCTTGTCTTAGGGATATAGGAGGAGGATTAACACTTGATTGGGAAACATAGTCTGTCTCTTTAATATTCTCGTTATTAATTGGAGCATAGCCTAATTTACTCTCGAATTGGGAGAAATCTCCTAAATCTTGCCATCCATCTTTTTTCAAGACATCATAAAGCATTTCACGCTTACCTGAGTCTTTCAATTTCCCCTCAAAAGAGGAAAAATCGCCCAAATCAGTATATCCATCGCTTTTTAAAGCGTCATATAATTTTCTGGTATTGTTCACTTCCATAATTTTACCAACCTACATTTTTAGAACTCGAATTATTATCCCAACCTATACTTTTCTTGTTAGTACTAGTAGAAGAACCTCCCGATCCAATTATCTGATCAAACTCATCGTATAATTCCGGGAAATTCTGAATATTACTCATGACAATAGCGGCTTGTTTGGTCTTTTGGTCTCCACCTTCACCAAACTGCCACGATATATCCGATATACTCTTATTCTCTTTTGGATGATCTTCCGCATACTCCAACATCCTCTTATACATATAAGCGATAACCCCATCTTTATCCTTACCGGACAAAGTGAAACGTTTACCGTTTCTGCCGATGATGTCAATAGACTTATCCGCCCCAGAGCCATTAGCTTTAGCGGTACGATATTGCTCAAGACTACGGAGATTGGATTGCCTTATACCCAACTCTCTCTCTTTATATGCGGCATCCTGTTTCATCTTCCGCTCCTCCCTGTCATTCTTTATTGCGAATTGAGCGGCACTTTGCGCGATCTTGGCCTTTTCCAAATCATTCTGGGCTTTTCTCGCTTGATCCTGTCTATAAAGCTGCAATGCCCTTTGATAATTATTGATGTCGTTTTGCCTTGCGGCCAGATACCCGGCCCCGTATCTTTGCCTGATAGCCTCCAACCTGTCAGAATAGGATTGTAGTTTAGGATCAGCTACGGTGGGTAGTTTCTGCGAAGGTGCCTCTCCCGCGAATGCCAAATTGGAGAAGGAAGACAACACATTGCCTAGATGCCCGATTCCAGTAGCTACGGAAGCGGCCCGTTTTCTTCTCTCCTCCTCCTCTTGACTTATCGGCTTTTGAAAGAGCGTCTCATAAAGCCTTTGGTTCCATTGGTAATCGTTCATTTGAGGCTCGACAACGCTCGCTTGCGGAGCGGTCTCATCCGTATTATCCACGGTTGGAGCTATAGGGTTCTGGCTTCCGGCAACCTCCGGCTCAACCAATGGCGTAGTGGACAATTCCGGCCTTTGAACGACCGGGGTCCTTTTCCTATTATATCTTTCCTCTAATGTCATTGTTGTTTACTTTTGAATATAGACTCGAATAATCCCTTACCCTTGTCAAGATGGGCTTGCGCATCAGCCCCAACGAGGCCCATCCCTGCCTGTAATCCTTGATTAGCCGCTTGCGTGGCGTTTGCCGCCTGTTGATTATAGATAGACAGCCTTTGGTTACTGATATTATTCTTGGTGTTGAGATATTGGGATTCCACAGCATCCTTCCGTGCGGTAGCGTTAGTGGCTATACCACTGGCGGTATCGGATATCACCTCGCCCGCCGCTTTCTTGGCCTGCGCTACGGACTCATCAGTAGCTCCTACGACCGCGGCGGTACCGGAGGCCTTACGGTACTGCTCATCCGCTAATTCCCTAGCCTTGGTCAAGGCGGCTTGCGCCTCCGCGCTTTGGGTATAATCCTCGTTATACCTACGGTTAAACCAATCCTCATTCTCCTTTGCCTGTTTATCCAACACGGCGTTCGCTTTTCTAGCCGCCTTCCTTGCCTTTATTCCCCCGGCAATGCCACTCGCCAAGGAACTGGCGGCTCCAACTATAGATCCGATCATAATCTTGTCTTTTCTCGCAAAAGAGATAAATAAAGTGACTCGTGTTTGTTACTTTGATCATTATCTCCCATCGGACACCAAAAAATCAACTATTCTATACTGTTTTCTTTCATCTACGAATCATTCGTATATAGTTAGGTCCGGTCATATAGGCATTATTGGTATATTTGCGAGAACAAATTTTATTGTATAACCATGAACGAGGAACTTAAAAAACTTTTAGAGTGGTTTGATAACTATCAAATCACATTTAATGAGATCAGGCTAAGCCCGTGTCAATACATATTTGACCTACGGAAATTTATATCGGTCCAAACGAACTCTGTCCGGAAAAATTGGGAAAATCCCACATTTGAATATGATATCATAAGCCTCTATCAACTTAAAAAGGTCTTGGAGGAAAAAGAGAAAGAAAATAAGGAATGACAATCATTGTATCGTGGATATTCCCTAAATTTGTATAGAGTTTAACTAAATAACTAATATCATGGCAAGAACAACGGATTACAAGTTAAAAGGAGAGAAAATCAAAGATCAAATAGACGAGTTAGTAACCGCTCTTCTCGAGGAGAAGAAAAATTCCTTTGACGAAAATCGGAAAGTAAAAATAGCGAACATTGATTTGGAAGAACTGAATAATATCGAGTTGCAGCAACTGCAAGTTCGAATTTCAAAGATTTTGGTCGAAAGGACAAAATAGTCCTATTTGTCGCATCCAAAAAGTATAACGCCCGTGTTTTTTCTGACACGGGCGTTTTTTATTGGTCTATTTGTCTTATAAGTATCAAAAGCCTTTTCCTTTTTGTCTCATAAATATCCGGTATTCACCTTTATCTAAATTGTCTATCCTAAAATCAACCTTGGCTCCATCTGGAACAAACGACGGGACATGCCCCGCTAGCTTTTTTATTATTTCGTCAATGTTATTATATCCTATATCCGTAAATGAGAATATCTCCTTGCCTTGATATATGACACTGCCTTTAATCATCTGTCTAAAAGATATTTTCATCTGATCATCAGGGTAATATTTCACAGGATCCTCATATACCATTTCTTCCTTTTTTTGGTTAAATACAAAATCAATAACCTTATTGTTTATCTCAGAGACTATAGAGTAATCCGGTCTTACATATATCTCTGTAGTCTTATGAGCGCTTGAATGATTCATGCAGAAAGCCACGTCATACATTGAGGCTTTTATATCGTTTCTCGCTATGGTTCCCCATGAATGCCGGAAATTATACATACATATAGCATTGAGACCGCCATGTTTGCAAATACGTTTCAATCCAGAGTTCATATTTGCGTTGAAAGAGTCGTCATCACGATAGGTCTTATGGAAATTAAACAAAAACTCATCATCATCCGGTGTAAAGTATTTTTCCATGACAGGACGGAGAATATCCGGAACAATAATCTCCATATACGCCTTATCCCTTCTGAATTTTTGGGTCTTAGCCCTATTATAACAGAATGTCCAGCCTTTCAAATTGGACTTCTTGGCCCTAAAAAGGTCTACGGTATTAATTCCTGCCAAGCAAAAGACCATCAAGGCTACATCCCTAGCCAACTCTGGAAGTGATAATATCATCTTTGTCGGAGGTATGGGTGTCGCGAAAAACTCACGAACGAAGTCCGCATCCAAGGCCCTGTGATCGGGGGTGTCCGCATTGGGGATTTTTACCTTTAGCCAAGGATTAGTCTTGATCCTGATTATGCCCCTATCGTAATCGTTGAACTCATTTATTGCAGCTTTAAAAATCTGGCGAACATTAACAGGATACATTTCTTTCGCCCTTGCCGTTGGCAATAAGGTTTTTATCCAGTCATTTATGAATTTCGTGGTAAACCGGGAAAACATCAACTTGCTAGTTCCCGCAAATCTCTCAAGATGACAATAGGCCAACTCATAATTCTTGGCGTTACGGGCCATGCCTCTAACTGTTTCCATTTCCCGTTTATACTTTCTCGCATAATCAGAAAAACAGATATCCTCATCCGCTTTTTCCAGATATTCCACTAGGGTTTTTACATCCCATTGCGATATATCCTCTTTGTTCGCTCTCTCCACATATCGCATGATTACATCTGAACAGAAGGATACGACAAAAGGATCTTTCACCTCCCCCGTGCGAGTCAACCCTTTTTTATCAACCATTTTATCCATTTTTATATAAGAGGATTTACGGTTATGGGTTACTCTGATGTAAACAGGATAGAAGCCATCAGAACGCTGCTTTCTAACACAAATCTTAAAAGTTGCCATATATCAACACTTTATACATTAAATTTATGGTGTAAACACGGTGTAAACGCCATGTGCAAATATAGCAAACAAAGTGTAAACATCACATATCATTCAGATCATTTTACGCTAATAATGACATAAAAATATAAGGCTGATAAACAAGACTCAACCCGTCTATCAGCCTTATATATTGATATTTAAGACTTGCAGTTTTTAACAGCCTATCCTTCTATAGCTGCTTGCGCCGC